AGCTTTCCGTACTCAACCGCTGTGAGATCAGCACCTTCAAGTTTCTGACCACACAGCTTCTCATACTTCTTAATGATCTCTGGCATGCGATTATTCTTGTCGTCTGCCAGAAGTGAGAGCAACAGTTGCTCGAGCTCAGGCCACCGCTTGGGAGCAATGTGAGGAGGAGACGTCCATCTCTCTTTGGAACCATAGGAATTTGTGTTATTGAACGCGAACTCGCCTGAAGTTCCTCCGTAGTAATACATCATGTCGTAGTCATCTTTTACTGCAATCATGGCTGCTTCAAGACTAGCATCACGCTCCTTGTAATTCTTGAAAGCATTGAATGTCAGTACATCTCCGAATCTCGTAGAACAGCAAGCCAGAACGAGGTCATGAAGATCCTGGCGCCAAGGCGACGAGCATCTGTAGTAGTATTGCTTGAGGAAGGCCTCCAGCTTGTTTCCGACCTTCTCGATGCCGGTAGTCTCAGTGTCGTATGAATCCTTGGTAGTCGGAGGCGGAGTTGCCACTCCCTGCTTCAGCAAGGCAATTGCTGCTTCTTCGAACTCTGGCCAAGGCTTCTCAGCATTGACTCTGAGATAGGTGTTGCTGACGAAGTTCTGTTTGTAATAGGTGAGGACCGCCTGCAGGTCGTTCATGGTCATCTTCTGTAGCAGGTACGGCTCTGCGGCGGCCACCTTAGAGTTGGCACTTTGAGAAGAACTCCGACGGTAGTTGGACTCCCATTGCAGCTGCTTGATGAACCAAACCACATCAGCGAACTTGGCAGAGGGAAGCCACTGATCTGCCAGATCCTGGACAATCTTCTGTCCTTCTGGCTTGCTGAGTGGAGTCTTGCCATCTTCGCGAAACATGTACTGAGAGAACGGAATCTTGTTCAACTCAAACATCTGAGCAAGGGTTAGAGTTCCCTTTTCCTTCTTCCTCTCGATGGTTTTCTCGATCTTCGCACGATCGGTCAGAAATGGCTTCAGAGTTTCAGGCACCGGCTGCTTGTTGGTCTTGAACCACTTCTGGAGCTTCGCTACGAAGGCTCTGCACTGAGCATCAGTCACATAGGAGAATCCACGCAAAGGAGTTTCCTTCGCAAAGGGTGAGTCCTTGGGATTCAGGAAGTTGCCACCATTGGGATCCCACTGAGCATACTGCGCTCCATTCAAGAAGAAGACATAATCTGGCCCCTTCTCGAGATAGTGAGCGGCAGTGCCCTCGTTTTTGGTGCACCAGTTGGTTCCTTGTGACAGAGCCGAGAGAGCACGAGGATCAGTGACCTTGATGATTTGGTATCTGCCCTCTGTAGGAACGAAGGGATCATCGTGTCCATCCTTTAATTTCTGGCAGACGCTGCAGGTCATCGTGTCGTCATATTTGGGCTTGAATTCATGAGGCTCAAAGGAAGCAGCCGTCTCTCCGGATTCATCCACAATGAGTTCGGCGCCAGCGAAGTTCTTGCCACTCAGGATCTGATCTTTGACCTTGTCAAAGTTCGCGTCCATCCACTCTCTTTTGGCACCCTCAGACATCTGATCCCAAGTAACTTCAGCAGGAGCCACAGGAGCTTCTTCTCCCTGCTCGAGAGTTGATTCCCCTTCACCCACAGCATCATAGAGAGTTGCCGGAGTGTACTTGAATATGTCCTTTTCACCTTTGAACTTGGGAGACCGGCGAAGTTTGTTGAAGATCGCCAGCTGCTTGTTGATCTTCTCGATGTCCTCAGGGAGATTGATGAGCTTGGTGTTGGGCTGTCCTCTGGTGATTGACTTGCCCTTGTACATCGAGGCTATCCACTGGACATAGTCCTTTTCGGTTGGATCAGCCTCAATGCACCACTCGATTTCCTGATCTGTAAGACCTTGAGTCTTGAGCAATTGGATCTTCTGCTCAGTCGGACGCGCAACCAGGAGCCATGAAGAGAATATCATGTGGGATTCTTCCTATCGAGGGTATGCCTTCATAGAAAGAAAGAGAAATTGGATTTTGCTCGGAAATATCAGCAGTAGACCTTGCGATCACCCGCTCTACATTGGGCCTGAGACCAAGAAGACTTGCGAGCCTTGCGGCGCTTCGCCTTGACCTTGAAATACTTGGCTGCGTGGCACATAGTTGATCCACAATCTCCATTCCACTTGGCATAGCGTCCCCATACCGGAACGAAGATTCCAGGGGCATCACGATATCGATGGAAGGAGTTTAGATCTCGGTGGGTGCGAAACTCAATTATGCGGGTGCGCTGATGCCGCCGTTCGGCACGGTTGGTAGGGTGCATTGGCTTGTCTCTCCCCGCTCACACCTTATGCGGTATGAGCGATCTTAGGCTTTGCCATGCACCCCTCCTTCTCCGAGTGAACAAGTGGAATAATGGAAATTGTACGAACGAAAAGGCGACTGGGATAACGACGCTCCCTCCAGTTTCCTGGCTGAGCAACTATCCTTGCGGACAGTTTGGGGTCGAACCAAAGATAACCCAAATCTAACGGCTCGTACAAAACTTTCTGCACATGAACGAAGAGCGAACTGGAAAATTGTTGGACACTGTAAAAGTACTCTTGAGCTAGCATCCCGAAAGATGGAAATACTCAGGAGAACGACAGTCAATGACCGCCACAGTTAGGTAGATAATCCAATCCAACGGCTCGTGTGCAAACTGTGGGCAACCCACCGGGCTGCCTCTGGACTATCGATACGCTGAATATTCAGAAAAGTAAAGGTGGCTAGAAAGTAATTTTGGTCGGGGTGGAGGGAGTTGAACCCCCGACCCTCTGCTCCCAAAGCAGATGCGCTACCAGGCTGCGCTACACCCCGACATTTACAGCAACAACATCTTACAATAATCTACAATAAGGTTTTCTGCGTGCCGGATTTGACCGGCGTTTCCGTCCTCAATGGACGGCGTGCTGACCGCTTACGGAATCCTGCCCAGGCGATGCGTCTATAGCCACAAAGTCCAGACATTCTACCTGCTGCCCTCTGTTCTCACCCGTCGGCAAGATCTCAGGCTCTATTGCACCATCGCAAACTTTGGTCGGGATAACTGGATTCGAACCAGCGACCTCACCCACCCCAAGGGTGCGCTCTACCAGGCTGAGCCATATCCCGACAAACTGTGCCGCGTCCGATGTTGTCTCTTGTCAACTTGAGGCTGGTTGGCTCTTCAAGTCACATCCTAGTGCGGCTTACTACGCTCTTCAAACTTTGGTGGACTCGAACGGGATTGAACCGCCGACGCCAACCTCTTCAGGGTTGCGCTCTACCACTGAGCTACGAGTCCACATACAGCAAAAATTGGTCGGAGATATCAGATTTGAACTGATGACCCCACCGTCCCGAACGGTGTGCGCTACCAGGCTGCGCTAATCTCCGACATACCAGTATTCATTCACATGGTCAAAACCTGTACGACTTGCCGAAAACCGTATGAGGCCAGATATTCTAGAAGAAAGTTCTGCTCTGTCGCTTGCAAAGTTCAGTTCTACAGGACTAACGAAGAGTACAGAACGAGTGTTTCTGAACGTATGAAGCAATCTCTTCATCGAGGATGGCGTACACGTCCTCGTTTGGTTATGTCGTTCGCAGAAAGGTACTGGGACGACGTTCTCACTCAGCACAACCTCAACTTCGTGAGAGAATTTCGAGTGAACAAATCAACCCTGGGCATTCCTAACCATGGTAATTGTCTGTTCCTAGACTTCTACTTCCCGGAAATCAGGTTAGATCTGGAAATTGATGGTTCTCAGCATTGCCTACCAGATCGTATGGAAAAGGACAAATTTCGCGACGACGCACTCATTTCAGCCGGTTATCACGTGATGCGTCTTCCTTGGTTTGGTGTAAAATCCCCAGACCAGAAAGCTAGAACACAAACGCAAGTTGCCAAGGTATTGGATTTGGTGAAATAGATCTCTCACCCTCCTGCTAGAGCAACTGGCGTCTCCCGAGGAGAGGAGTCTTTAGGACTTAACCCTCCGCGAGCCTTGCAGGTTGCGGTCGAAATCGAAATGTTGGTCGCATTCTCATGATCTCACTCTACGGCACCGATTCGAAAACCGGGTACAAATCGATGATACCTCAATTTTTGGAAAGACGGGAAGAAATTTTGCCTAGGACATCCAACCACGAAAACGGAGCTTGGTGGGAGCATCCTCGAGAAGCTGTTTGCCCATACGACGCATGGCCTTGGCCGCGAACTTCTTGCGGAATTGACGAGCCTTGCTGGGACGCTTGCAGCTGACGTCGATCTGCTCAATGGAGACGAATTTCATGTCTTCTCCTCAGTCGTTGAAAAGTGTAACCTTGATGCCGCGAGCCTCAGGAACGGTGCGAAGACTTTCGCGAGTGGGAATCAGTTCGTATGCCAGCAGGTCGCCTTCTTCATCGCGAACCACGTTGTCGACTACGAAAGTCACTTCTTTGCGTCCAACAATCACCAGGCCCTCATCGCAGGCATCAGGATAAACCCGCTGGAAAAATGCTGCCGCCACCTTGAAGATCGCTCAGTTCGGCGCAAAGGACCGTTTGTCCGTCTTCCGTGGTCTTGGTGAATTTCTGGATGCTAAAAGTTGCCATTTGTCATTCCCTCCCTCATTCTCTACTGACAGAGAACTCGGATCGGGTAGCAAACTATTCCTTATCCCAAGGAATTTCTTCATCAGGAACTTCTGACCAGTGACTGTAGAGTCTCACGTGCAGAATCCTTGCGATGAGCATCACAAATCTTCTCCGGAGAGTCCAATCACTCATTCCATTTCCTATTCTTACGTCCGATCTGCTTCATCCTCTTCATCCACTTGTCCATCAGCATCGAACGATCCAGCTTCTTCAGGTAGTCCACGATCAGGACTCCGTTCAGATGATCGATCTCATGCTGAATGCGACGAGCCTCTTCACCAGTGAAGGTGTGGCTGAATGGAATGAGCTTCACTTCCGGATCGTCATCCTCACCAATTGCGGTGATCGTGATTTCCCGATAGCGAGGGACTGAAACCCTGATCTGCGGAAGGCTGAGACATCCTTCCAGCTTGGCATCCTTCTCTTCAGAGTGAGCAGTGATGACTGGATTGACCAGTCCCAGTAGCATTCCACTGTTGGACTGATAGACAAGGATGCGCCGGGTATCTCCCACCTGATTGGCAGCTAAACCAGCTGCATTGTAATCACATGCCACCAGTTTCATGTAATGTAGAATATCGAGCGTGCCTTCGATGTCAGCCGGAAAGTCCACCGGAGTGCATGGATGCAGCAGGATTGACTCTGGGTACTGCTTGACTGGCATCATTTTCTCTCTCTTCCTCACCATCCGGAGGATTGCAATCCGGGCAGGGAATGGTCCCCTTGCTGTTGCTGATAAACCCAACATCCTTACAGTGCTTGCATTCGATACTCGGCTGCGGCTTCAAACCCGATCCTCCCCATCATATTTTTCGAACTTTGCATAGTGGCCAATGGGCTGGGTGCTCATGAATTCTCTGATCTCGGAGAATGTCACCGGGAAGAAATTCATGTTGTCTACGCCCACATCGATTGCCTTTTCAATTGGTCTCAGAAGTCCATGTGTATGACCGAACAAGTGCCAGGTCCCACGCATAGAATGCCACCATTCTTGCATTTTGTAGTGACAGAGGATGATGACCTGTCCATTGACTTCGATTTCCTTGTATCCTCGATCATAGCTGGCGAAGAGCTCTGGATGCTTCGCGTAGATCTCATCCATGATCCCGTCATGATTGCCTCGCACGAAGTGAGGCTTCCCGTTCATGCGTTGTAGGCATTCCAGAGCATAGTCGTATGTCGTACAGAAAGCAAAGTCTCCAAGATCGAAGTAATCCTCCCCAGGATTGATGATCGAATTGTGATTCGCGATGATGATGTCATCCATCTCCCTCGCTTCTTCCTTGGTGGGATTATCCCGATCCACCGCAAATGGCCGCTGGCAATACTTGATGATCTTTCTGTGTCCAATGTGTCTGTCAGAAGTGAACTTGGGGTCGCCAGTGTATTTGAACTCGATCACATGGGGATAGTACGGCATCAGAACTCCAGGCTCAGGATATGGTCTCGAATACTGGCCAAATTGGCTTTTGAGAGGATCTTCACTCTTGTTGGAAGGCTGCCACGCAGTTCACTCTCAGAAATTCCAGAGATCATCATCACGTGCTTTGGTTTTGTGGATTCATCCCAGGTCAGGATCTCGTTCAGAAACTCCACTCCTGATACATAGGGCATCTGATAATCGCTCATCACGAGATCAAACGGAACTCCATCTATTGATGCGCGGCGGCAAGCTGATCTTGCAGCACCGCCATTCCAGGTTGTCTTGATGTTTTCAGCAGAGTAACCCAGATCCATGATAAGGGTACACAGAGCTTCCTGGACCTCCTTGTCATCATCCACTACAAGAACTCTCACGTCTTTCACTTCCATTGGAGTTTCACCCGTTCTATCAAGAATTTCTGAGCAGCTTCATGGTCGTCGAGAGTCACACCCTTGATAATTCCAGATTCTACAATTCCACTCAGGGAAGACGTACAACTGATCACAGTGTCGCTTATCCAATCAGCCTCGCCGCCTTGGTACTCGTTGGCGTCATCAATGGCTTGTTGAGCAGAAACAGCGTTCTCAACTTTCTCGGCATCGTAGCAAGTTTGATAGATGGACACACCCTCTACTCGAGCGATGTCATACTTGTACACTGCTCCATTCCAACCATAGACTATCCAAATGGGATTGGAAACTCCCACTTGTTCCGGAGTCTCCAAGTCTACTTCTGCACATACAGCCATGCCGCCCAAGTAGCCACAGTCAGGCTCCTGTTCGGTAGAAGTAAACGTGGTCCAATTCTTAGAACTGGGGATCAGGATTGACGACACTTTGAAGCTCTCCTATCTTTGATCCAGTGAAGTTCCACCACAACCAAGCATATGCGTGACGAATCCCTGGCAATCCGGCAAACTCGACAGGCGTATAGGTCAACTGATGAGGAAACCAGTACCCGAGAGCCTGTCGTAGAGTTCGAATTGGTCGTTTCCTCATCATTCGTTTCATGGTCAGCTATCGTAATCCTCTCCAAGTTCGTCTCTCAGAGCTTCTTCAGCGTAGAACCGCTCATCGTGTCCGTCACGGTCAAAACCTTCTGCATTGTAGCCATAGGAATCAAAACCGTCACGATCGTAGATGTCTCCCACATTCACACAATTCTTCTCGAACCACTTCTGGTCCTTCTGATAGTGATCGTGGACAGTAGGAGAATATTTGCCAACTCCCATGATTCCCTCCACTGATCTCTACGCGATCGCTATGAAGAAGAGCTAATTCTGTGGTCGTTCATCACAGGAGAACGTAAGGAAAGGACAGTTGGTGAATCTCGAGGTCAGATTGTGGAACTCATCATTCGTGTTGAAGAAGTCGGTGACAATCTGAACCGATTTCATCCTGGGGATCAGAACCTTGACACTTGCAGTCCGGACCGCTCCATAGACATGACTGGTGACCCAGCGCGAGAACAGAACTTCGTTCAGAATCTCGCCGCCGCTCTTGCTGATGAATGGATAATCAATTCCAGGAGTTTTGAAGCTGCCATCCTCCTGAGGAATGATGATACCTGGTGTTGCCGGCCACGAAATGAAGTAGACGCGGACTCCGGGGATGGTCACGAGATACTTGTCTCCACCGGCTCCGATCATGCTCACATTGAGAGAGTCCGCGAAGGCTGGAGTGCTTCCAATGGGAGACACCCTCCAACTATTCGCCATGCCGAACTTCTCAATCATCCGGAGAGCCTTGAGTGCTGACAAATCGTTGTTGTAACGCAGGTCATCGAACCGGGTAGCATTCTTGACCATGGTGGCCTTGGACACGAAAGGTGACTTCTCCTTGTCCTTGTAGAAAGCCTCGAGGCTGTCGAGTTGCTTCTTCGCTTCGGCTGTGTTGTAAGCAAATCCCAAGTATTTCTGCAGGTTCATCAAGACTTGAGTGAACAGATTGTAGTCCAGCAGACCATAGAGATGGTCGAGGATCTGTTCCTGATCGTAGGGAGTCTGGACCGAACGAACTTCTGGCCCTTTTTCAAACCAGACATCGGTTAATTTTCTTCCTAAAACAGCTCCCCAATGATCCGTACGACTGAATGGGAGTACGGAAAAAATTCGATGAAATGCCTTCTCCAATGACTCTTCAGAGACAAACATCTTTAGGATTTCTTCTGCAAATGCCTTTGCCACACGTTGATATACTTCTTGCATAGCTCCCTCCTCCCAGTGATTGGTATCACCGTGTTGCTCGCTATTTGATGACACATGCTAACAAAAATGTCTTGAGGAACAGCATTCTTCATTAGATTGACTGTTTTATGAACCCATTGGACATTGCCCATTTTGTAACCCAGATCAGGGTCTATTCTATCCAGTGAAGCTGTGAAATTGTTAGAATCTGAGGGAGCACTTGGTAACGAGATTTCCAATCCGGATAAAGCACATAGACAATGTTGGTCTAGCAGTAGAGCATATGCTTCTTCTTTGATAAGTTCAACTTTTATTTTTCTATTCTTAGCGCAGTCTAAAATCTTTTTCCACACTGGTTCTGGAATTGTCGATTTCGGGTACATCTTCTTATTCTTCAATTGCATCTGCTTAGAGTTGCGTCATCAATCATATATGTGTCCTCAACTCCTTTTTAGTTGATTTCATGAAGGATTTCACATTTCAGACACCGTGCACACATATACCATGCTCTTGGGTGCCCATCATTATCCTTGTTGTCGCTGCCAAACTTAACCATCAGATGTCCCCATGAACGACTCTGCACCAGAATTGTCCCAACCAACCATACTTTTCAAAAGTCTGCGTCATAGTTCACACACTTCTACTGCCCGATCATAGAGTTTTGGTTCTTCAGGAGGACAAAGTTCTTTCAGGACTTGCTTTGGATCACTAGAAGTAATACCTTCAACAGCATCATCCATAACTGAAAAGAAGGCAGACATTTCGCCTGTTTTATTGCCTACCTTTTCCATTCCCTTGTCGGCCATCGTGAAGATAACTTCAAGTGGTTTCACAGGGATAGGAAGTTCCTTGTAAGCCATGCCCTTTTCAGAGAAGGAGAGTAGAGCCAAAGATACCGGGCGATCCACCTCATCCATATTGAGAGCCGCCCTTGCTAAAGAACCCAAATGTACATGTGTTGCATTTCCCACTGTAACAGTTTCTTTTCTACTATGGTCATGTCCCCAACATACAAAGTCGTAGTCTAGATCCTCCAATTGTGAATATCCAATCGGGTTGTATGGAATCCCTGATGTACCAAAGGTAGCTTCGTCAGGCTTAGGGTGTCCATAAGCGTGAAGTATCCCAACTCGATAGTCTACTCCTCCAGGTCTACTCGGATTGATTCTGAGAGTTGCTAGAAGATCTGCTTCACTCATATACGGAAAACTTTCCACCAACACACAAACACTTTCTTCTTTGTTTGTGAAGATCACTGGCACCCTAGTCAAATCATGATACAATCCAGAAGCAATGAGAATTCCAAGAGGCTGATGAGGAAGAGAATCACTGGAATCCCAACTCAAATCATGGTTGCCTACCGCTCCAAACATCTTACTCAGAGGGAATGATTTTAGCAACTTAGCAGTAGCTTCAATAAGACCTAGAGAATTGCCCTGGGCTCTAGGCTTCTTATGATGGAAGACATCTCCTCCTCCAAGACACACTCCTTTGAGTTTATGAGCTAGATCAGATTGGAATCTCATCTTTCCAAGAATAGCCTCTTGATAGTCATCTGCTCTCCTACCAGGAGGAATAGAAGACAAGTGCTGATCCGTTGAAAATACAAAGTTCACCTTGTCATGTTCTAGTTTTATGACTACAGGATTTCTAGTATAGGAGCCAAGATCAATATGCATGTAACCTCCGCTGTGTACCGAATAGTCAATACTGTGAATGGGAAATTCTACATTGGCAGTTCGAAAAATGTACGTTACCGCTGGCATGATCATCTCACTGAACTTCGTCAGAACTGTCATTCAAATCCGCGTCTTCAAAACTCTTGGAATACGTATGGAGAATCGTCATTCAAATTTGAAGTTTTGGAAGAGGCTTCTGAAGAGGAACTTCTCAATCTAGAGCAGTGGTGGATTGATAAGACTGATTGCTGCAACAGGGAGATTGGGTTCAACCTATGTCCGATTTCCTCATCTCCAATGAAAGGAAGGAAAGCATCTCCGGAAACCCTGGCTAAATTGTCTAGGGTAAGAACTGGTATGAAAAAGAAATTTGTGAACAAGGATGAATGGAAGGCAAACATAAAGAAAAGTTGGGAAGTGAGAAGAAAGACCCCTGTCAGTCAAGTTACAAGAGACAAACAGCGGTTAGCTCATACTGGGCTCAAGAATTCAGAAGATGCCAACACAAAAATAAGTCAAGCTCTCAAAGGACGTATGCCCCAGGCTGCCTTAGAAAATATGCGAAAGCACAACGCTTCTAGAGTAACTGAATATGTAGTTTGTTCAATTTGTGAACGTAGCATAGAGAGTACTCACTTGAATTGGCACAAAAGAAGATCACACTCAACTGCTCAACTTGTCTAAAACAACATGTGCTATTCCAGTCAATTTCCATTCAAGATTGGCGGCATCAACCCGTACAATTCCTTCGGTAGGCATCCATTCCACGCCAGAGACGCGATGGCAGAGACGCGATGGAAGATAAAGAAATCTCTTGAGTAACCTACCTTATCATGGTCCCAATCCTTGCATCGAAACTGACACAGCAGATTCGGAGGAGCTGGTTGAAATGGGGATTGGATTGCAATGATTCTTCCCGCGAGCGAGAAAGTCTCCCTGCAATGGGTAATCGCACAGCGCGTGTCCAGCGAACAGCAACAGGACCCTAGATGCTACGCTCAATGGCATCCATAGCCTCCTGTACGCTGATTTCACCAATCGCGTCGAAGTTGATCTTTCGATCTGACGTCCATACGGATCCTGCTTGGTGTCATCTCCCGATACGAAGACAACATTGATGTAAGTGGGACTCCAAACAGCGGTCACAAGAGCATCGTGAGGAGTGCCGACCGGGTCATGATAGATTACTGCATGACCAAGCTGAGGGTTAGGGTTGCTGGTTTCCATAGTGTTTGTGTCTCCTGCCACGAAAGTGTACTGCTACACTGGTACGTGGCCTACAGTGTAATCTCGTGAACACTATGAGGTCAACTCACTTTTACAAACAGGATGCCACTGTTGAGGGTAATCGACGACATGATTGGCCGATCGTATTCAGGCTGATCACGCTCGTCTTTGTACACGATGACAGCAACATTGTTGACCCGGCAGATCTTCATGCAGTCCAAGCAAGGGACCGCAGTGTTGAACAAAACCAGGCCATCCTGTCTGAAAGAGGAGTTGAAAGGCAATTCATTCATCTGAGTAAGCGCAGACACTTCAGCATGAACAGTGAGCCGGCAAGTGACCGCTGGGATGCAACCAATCTTCCGGCAGTCACCCTTCAGACCCTCCGGTTTCACGTTGGCTCCCCAGCTGAGAATTGCCAGGTTCCGGTCAGTCACAACACAACCCATCTTTCGACGTTCACATTCAGCCGTCTCGGCAACTTCATCGATGCGATCGAAGATACCTGCGACTGACTGCTCGTCAAATTGTGGGATATTTGGGCTGATCTCATGAGGTTCAGCATCAATCCAGTCAAAGGACCGGGCATAGTAGGCTATGCGATGTCCTGGATCAAGTTCTAGCCTCACCTTGTACGAGTTGAACGGAACATACAATCTTTGAGTGAATTTCATACTCCCTCATACTCTCTTAGGAGAGCTTCTCCTTTGGAGATTTCCTCGGTGATTTCGACCAGCTTGGCAGCCAGCGACTGTTCGAGCTCAGTGGCCTTGGCCTGCATCTCGTCGGCACTCATGTCTTCGGGATCGGCCACGCCGTATTCGCGCAACTTGTTCAGAGCTTCGGAGAGTTTCTGCTCTTCGATTCCGGCCTCGCGAATCAGTTGATCCTTCTTGCCAAGTAGGACCTTCTGTCGGTTTTGGACATCGCGCAGGAGAGTTTGGGTATCGGGCATTCTAGACCTCGTGGATACAGAAACTGGCGCCACACTTGGGGCAGGTGACTGAATCTTTCAACCTGCGCTCTTCCTCAATGGTTTTCCTGAGTTCAGCTTCTTCCTCTTCGTTTTCTTCAAGGACATTGATTGCTGACTGCAGGCGCTGCTGACAACTACCCACTGAGGACATAAGTGAAGCGGCTTGTCTTAGATACCCAACCAAGGCTCTGATGTCCTTGATTTCTTCCAACCCGTTATCAGTGTTGGAAATGACGCTATCTACAGCATCGGAGATATGCTCTCCAGAGGCTTTCTTGCTTCTAAGTAGGACTGCTGTACTGTCTAACTGGGCAATCATGCGATACAAGGCGAGTAACTCGCTCCACATATCCCTGACTGTCGATAACCGGGTAATTGCCTGACCAAGCAGCGTGTCGCGCTTCTTGATGATAGCACTCTTTTCCAGCCAAGTTATCAAGGACTGTAAGTTGACGACCTCGTCCAATGGTGGAGCAGTTATGTTGGAGATTAGTTGGCGAAGTGAATTGAACTTATCCAAACTTACAGCGGATTCTTGATACAAGAAGTTCAAGGTCTCAAATCCCTTGGCTTCGCTCTCTAGCAGAACCAGACCTTCCATGATCGGAGTGACATTGGTCTGAATCTCGGTCAGCTTGTGCTTACGAGTCTCCGCCTCATTGATCTCAGTAGCAATGGACTTCGCTTCTGAGCCTTTCTGCTGGATCCTGGTGTTAGTCTCGCGCTTCCCCATCTCGAGCTTCTCAGTCGACGAGAAGGCCCCAAGGATGGCGTTCATTTGAGTTGGCCCAACATCCTGAAGCATGAACTTCGAATCGTGTTGATTCGAAAAGATGGGATCTAGCTTTGTGTCACCGATTTCGATGATCCCCATGTTCAGAGCTTTGACTTCATCGGGGATCTCGAGTGCTCCACGCTTGAGGAGCTTGCCATCGATGAGGTACTTGTTGCTGTCGCCGACGGATCGTTTGATAGTGATTTTGTGACCCCCAATTTCGAGGGTCACTTCGGTATCTTCTTCTCCCACCCGGATCTGATCTGCTTCGATCTCATTCCGAATTAGACCTTGCAGAGCACGAACAGCAGCACTCTTGCCGGTGTCACTGTCGCCAACCAGGACGGTCAGTTTTCCTAGGGCCAGTGAAAACTCTTCCCATGGTTGGAAGTTCTTGGCAGACAGTTTCATCAGAAGGTCTCTACATCCCCATCCTTGACGTCTTCAACTTCAAACTTCTTGTTGACGAAGACCTCGTCATCATCGAAGGCTGCTTCCTCACCCTTGACATAGGTAGCCAAAGCGGAATCAACCTCACACTCGAACTCAGTGGAGTCGACTGTATTCACCAAGAGCTTGCGAAGTTCACCCAGAATCTCCGGATTCTGATTGATGACCAGATCCTGGATCGCCGCGTCCTTGGATGCATACTTGATGATGGCCTCGTCAGGGTTCTTGCCGACGAAGTAGGTGCGACCGATGTAGTCGATGAACTTGTAGCGACGTCCCAACTGACGAACAGAGATGTTCTCGTCCACTCCAAGACCAGTTCTGAGCCAGAGAGTTCCCTCGCGGAAACCTCCGCCGGTCACCTTGTTCTTCAATGAGCGAGCACGAATCTGAGTGACAGCAAAGGGTCCCTTGTTGTCACCTGGCTCGATGATGAACGGATCGTCAGCGAATCCACCGGCTCGGAATGCCTTCACGGTCTTCAGTTCTAGCATGTACGAAGTGTTGTAGCGATTCGCCATTCCGCCGGGGAGAGTGTAGGGGAGGTTGGTGAACGATGGGTACTTCTGTGCCCACTTGGCGTCGTTTCCGTCCTCGATGCGTGCTCTCTGCTGGTTGATCATGATGAAGATGCAATCATGCTCGGCAGCGTGAGGCAGAAGAACGTCGTAGAAGTCTTGAATGGCCTTGGCGTGTTTACCCACGGTTGCCTTGAATGCGGCACCCGACTGAATGTCCTTTTCGTCGACCTTGGACTTCATGCGAGGAATGGAGTCAAACACGAAGAAGCGGCAGCCGGCATTCATCAGGTCGATGACATCCTTGGCACTCTGCTCGATGCTGTCAGGCTTCTTGATGAAGACCATGCTCTCGTCAATGCCCATGACCCTGGCATACTTGCTGTTGGTGGTGCGCTCGAAGTCGAACGCTGCAGCAGGCTCGCCGGTCTGACGTTGATAGTTGGCAATGATCCCCAGAGTGAGAGTAGACTTGCCGGCTCCTTCATTGCCATGGATGTGAATTACACGACCACCGTGACAAACCCCTCTCCAGCCCAAGACCTGGTCCATAGTCAGGAAGCCGAACGGAACGAAGGTCTCGTCAACGTTCTCTTCAAGGACACGCCAGTCTCCCTTGGACTGGGCCTTATACTTGAGGAACTGTTCACGACGATCCTGAATGGTGAAGACGCGGGTGTTGATGCTGCTTCCTGCAGATTTCTTGACGGTTGGCGCGGCCATAATCTCCTCGATTTACTGGTTTGTCAGAGCATAGTGTGCAAGCAGAAGCGCATCAGCCCTTCCTAGATGCCCGATAGTTCTGCCACGATACTCATGACATAGTTCACTGGCACTGTCCGGATAAAGTTGGACTGCTCTCTGTACAGCAGCTTCTTTCTCCTTGGGCATATCCTTCATGATCTTGGCCTTCCAAGTGGCCGGATGCACGAGAGAATAGGGAATGTGATAAGCCGAAAGCATGCCTCTCCACAGGCCAAATCCCATGCCAAAGTTGAACATGGAAGTGACACCCTGACCAGGCATCGCCGACACCTTCTCTAATACGCAGGTGGCCTCATCTGCGGAGTCTGCAAAGGCTTTCAATGCCCTTGCCATGTCGATTTCGTTGTACTCGGATTTGTTCTTGGTTCCGCTCTTCACCTGGAACATGGCAGGGTCATAGAATTCCACGGAGGTTACAGCACTGTCCACCACCGTGATGCAAGCTATGGCTCCAGTTTGCCCGGGATCAATTCCTAGATAGACCTTCTTCATTGCTGCTCCCCCCTGTTTGGTGTGAATGGCTTGACCAGAGGAAACGGCTGGGCAGTGAATCCCAACTTGAGTGCCTCCTGCTGCTCTTCTTCCAGTTCACACTCCTTGATGTCCTTGAGCCACTTCTTACCTTCGCTCTTCCAGTAGAATCCGCCGGTCTTGGCCAGTTCCCTGTTTTCGTAGGACACTATGGCCTCGATCGTCAGCATCGGAGAGCGAGCCATTCTCATAACCTCGTCCAGTGGATAGCGATCCAGGATCACGAGCATCGTCATGACATCGAACAGAGCTCTGTGTGGAAACGGATTGAGGAATCCATGTTCGGCTGCCATGTAGGTCAGCTTCTTGGCCGCCTTGCGAGGCATCTTGAGATCGGTCATGGTATCGATCCAGACCTTGTCTTCGATCTCAAGGTCGTGCTTCTTGCACCACTTGTTGAGGAAGAACTTGTCAAATCTGTTGCCGTTATGAGCACAGACTGCCTCCGCTTGATTGTACCAGCGAAGGAGTTGCTTCAATCCATTTTCAGATGTGTATCCCTGCTGTTCACACAGTTGTGGCGTGATGCCTGTGATGTTCTGACAGGCCTCGTCCCAGACAGGGTTGATAGGATTGACCAGATACCCTATGGATTTGAGAGGAGCATGTAGTTCAGTACTCCAAAGAACTGCGCCAACTTCAGTGATGGAGTGAAGTTCAGGCTCCATTCCTGAGGTTTCGAAATCTAATCCGAGAATGATCAATCACTTGCCTCAGTGAATCAAAGAGAATAGGAGGGGTTGCCCCCTCCCTTTTCTCCTCTTGGTTAGAGCTCTTCCACGTCATCCAGGGACTGGTCTTCGGCACCGGCCACCAGAGACTGAAGAACGATCTTCATCTCTGCCAGTGATACCTTCTTGCCCAGCTTGGAATTCAACTTCTTGCGGTCCATGAACTTGGCACAAGCCTCCTTGACTTCGGCGACGAGTGCTTCGTTCTGGCGCCAGCGAGCGTTGTCGGTGGCCATGACGAACTTGTATCCGATACCGCTGTCCTTGTGGGTCATCACGATATCGAGGTCAGTCACAACCTTACCTTCGGGAGCCAGTTCGCTGATGTCGCGGTAGTTGGTCTGTCCCAGCTGAACGTATTCAATTGCCCATTCAATGGGAGGAACTCTGCCGTGTTCATCCTTGCGATACTTGCCATCCTTGGAAGGAGCATTGGTGTAGTGAAGTACCAGAGCAGCAATCGTCAACTGACCGTCTTCTGCCAACTTCTTGCAGCAGAGGCCAGGTTCATCTTCAGTCGCCAGGCAACGGAACGTGCCCTTCTTGTCGATGAAATGAGTGAGTGCTCTCAGAGGCTTGAGCCAGGGGATGATGGCGAAGCGGACAGCCTTGCCCTTCTCAGGACGGAGGCGATCCAGGCCACCAGAACGGGACATGGTCTTTTCATCTCCCCATTCCAGTTCATCGGCGATGCTGTCATCAGTCGCGGCGGCGGCGGACTTCTTGCCCTTGATTACAGGCTCGTCGTCATCGCCCTCGTCGGCTCCTGAGGCAGCAGTCGTCTTCTTCTCAGGCTCTGCGGTCTTCTTGGTTTCAGGCTCTTCAGCCTTCTTGACTTCCGGTTCAGTCGTCTTCTTTGCGGTTACAGCAGCGTCGAGTTCGTCGTCAATTTCAGTGAATTTTGCCACGTTGTTATCTCCAGTGTTAGTTTGGATTGCGTCGTAGACGCTGGGTATTTAATACTGTTACTAGGCTCTAGCCGGCAGATAACTACTTGACTACTTCCAGCTTACGCAGGTCACCCAGCGTGGTGAACTTCACCTTGCGCTTGGTGCTGGTCTGAGTAAGTTCACCGTTGCGGAATGGGTTCTTGCGGAGCTTGCCCAAGTTGTGCTTCACGATCAGCTTTCCGAGACTCGGAACGCGAAGGGTGTAGCCATCCTGGTCAATATGTGAACTCACGATCTGGTAGACGCTGTCGAAGACTGCCTTGGTAATCTTCTCAGCTTCCTTCTTCTCGGTAAGTCCCAGCGCAGTTTGCACGGCAGCGACGATCTGCTCCGGCCCTTCCATCGGAAGTTTTGCCATTGGTTGAATCACCTTTCTCTGTCAGAGAGTAATCCCTGAAGATTGATGATTCTGAATACTGGGAAATGGTGGATTTTGTTAGTTCCATATCTTAGAAATTTGAAGGGCACACACGAAAGCACTGGATTTTCGAACACGCCATTTTGATAAACATCTAATCGATTGGTCCACTCTCCCCAGGTCAAGCGATATCTGGCGTAATCTATTAAATCTCGTTTGACTGATGCCGAACTTACGAGCAGCCGGGAAATCGTTCTCATGGGCAAAGACGTAGCCAACCAAGTCACGATACAATACATTCAATCGATAGGATGGTTCTACTTCCGCTGGAATCCAGTGATTACTTTCCCAGGGTGCTGGCCATAGGGGAGCACTCTTCAGAGGTACATCACCAGTTAGCTGCCACACAGCCTCCCACAGTGCTCCGCGTATGTCTACAATTTCCGATTCACGGCATACCTCACGACTAACTGCTTCTAACTTCTCTTTTACTGGCTTTTCTTCACCAAGGATCTCAGATGCCACCCTCACGAGAGCATTCATTCCTGCTGATCCACTCTCTAAGGGTTGAATGGACCAGATGCCAGTTTTCTTCTTGACATCAGGACTCAGATCAATGCAGTTCGAAGATGTGACTCGCAGGAGGAGATTCTCATCCTTTCCCAGCAAGTCATCATCCTTGACAATTTCTCTATCCTGGCACACCAAATCCAAGAGTTGTTCAGCGAACCGGATCTGCGCTCTGTCGAACCCGACCAAGATGTTGTTCTTGGACCTCGACTTCTTGCTGATCAGGAGAGGAACCTGAGGGAACTCAGTGGCGGTGTTGTTCTTTACTTTGACCATGGATGCAAATACTCAGGAGCATGAGTACGGACCTCTGCGATCCGCTTGTCTTCGATCTCAACTTCTTCAGTCGCGATGCGAGCCTTGATTGCCAGCACTTTGTTGATAATCCAGCTTCCAACAGTGGCTTCCTCTCGATAGTCAGCCATTCCCAAGATGTCCAGGAACCCATCCTTCCGGATGATCTCCATCTGCTTGAAACCCTTGGCGTTGGCATACACTCCGACCGCGAACCCGCCATACTTGCGAACCTGTTCGAAGGCATAGACGTCACTGACTCCATCACCAACATAGATCATGTTCTTGTATGGAATGAGATACTGGTCCGGAGGCAAAGGGACACAAGCGTCGTAGAAGAATTCAGCACAGCCCTTGGCGATCTCTTCGAGCACTCTGACCTTGTCAGAGGGGAGCAAGGTCTTGGCTACAGAAACGATATGACCCTGTGGAACTCGCTGAGGCTTGCCGTCGAGACCTGTCTCCCAGGTATAGTCAAGGAACTCCGCTCCTTGGATGTTCTTGTCCTGCACGATAGGCTTGATGGACGGGTGCTCAAGGAGCATGGCCCGGATGCCAGAGGTCACAATGTGGACTTCGGCGCCAAGTTCATCGAGCTTCTTGATGATCGTGTCAAGGCCAGGGAAGGTGGGTATCTTACAGCCAATCTCTGTCAAACGAGGATTGTCGAGATCCTTCATCGTCCCATTACAGGCACATTCCACAAGATAGTTGAGATACTCGTGCTCGACGAAGACGCGGGTGTTCAGGTACTTGGTGTCTTCATGAGCGCGGCGGTGTACTTCTTCCCAGAAGGCTCGTTCGGGGATGCCATAATGAGTAAAGATGGGACCCTCCATGTACATTGGTGAACATGTATGGTCCCAATCTAAGACGACGGCAATTCTCTGTTTCATTCGTCTCTATTACTGGGTGATTAGTAATCCTTGTCTAACTCCTCAGAAGAAACCTTCTTCAAGTGAACCGTTGCTTTGATAGCCTTCTGAGTCTCCTCCCAGTACTTGTCCACTGAATGAGGGTCAAGTCCGTTGGCCTCAGCATACTTCTCCCAGAACTCCTCAGTTCTCGTCGCCTTGAAAGCATCGATAGCTTCCTGCTGTCCGGAAGTGTACTTTGGCTCCGGAGCTAGGATATCGTTCCAGCGATCGATGGTAAGAAGGAAATCAGGTGAATTCTTGCCACATCGTCCAGCAAGGCAGTAACCTGTGATGACTGGCCAATCCTGATGAGGATCGTATGGCCCTTCAAGATGCCACATCACGTCAAAGCGAGGAATCATACTCTCCCCGGAAGTATTTGAATCAGGAACAGCATACCTGGTATCTCCAAGATTCCAACCAGACCAAGACTGAGGAGGATTGTTTTCCAGTGAAGAATTGGGACAATTATCAATGAAGTCGCTGCCGATAACGACAGGTTTGTCGGATTTCAACTGAGTGACGACGTACTTCAATACATAGATGTTTAGTGAGCCTTCAACATACCGCTGATACAACCAGCCAGTCTTACGCTCGTACCAGTGATCCCAGTAGTCGTTCTGCATAGTGTGAGACAAAAACTTATCGCCTTGTCCACAGAAAGAAAGAGCCTGATGAGGCCATTCAATCTTCTCCTCAGTCTTTCCGTAGATCTTCACATTCACTAAAACAGTCCCAATGGAGGTATCTCCGTTTGAAGACTGAGATCCATCTATTATATAGATGAGAGGTACATTTCCTAGAGGAGTTCCGGCACTATGCCGAGAATCAACGATGTGATCCATCATGTAACTTACGTGTTGGGCATGTTCCTTCTCCGGATTGGTCAACCACATCACCCCAACAATAGTGAAGAGGACCACACCCATTGCCAGCACGCCAAGAACCTTCAGCGCGTAGAAAGCCAGCTTTAACGGTGCCAGTAAGAACGCCGCTGCTTCTCCAAGCCAACTAAACTGTCCCATGATGTATCCCTCCAAGAGTATCTACCACTCTGGAAGGCGGATCGGTTACACAAGAGCCAGTTTCGGCCTCTCCTTTTGAAATGCACGATGTGAGTCTGACAGAATTTCAATGAACTTCTGAATGTCTACCATGTGCCAGTACACACGAGCACCACAGGGAGTCGTCTTGAATTCGAAACCTTCGTTTTCGAACAAACCAAAGGCACATCCGACTGCAAGGAAAGTGTCCACCATCTGACCCATCATCTTTCTGACAATATCCTCGGTCTCTGCCCTGTTGACTTTCCTGCCTTGCTTGTCAGCCGTCACTGTGAACTTGATCTTGGCGAGTACCTGATCCAAAGCACCTCGATTGGTATCCTCCTTCTCGAGATGATTCAACATGACCATGAGGATCTTCCGGAGAAGAGGCTTCAGTCTTTTCTGCTGATTGTATACTTGCTCGAGCACTATATCCTGCACAAGCACGGCCACTCCGAATGTTCCACCCCATTTGCCATCCTCACTGACTTGAGAAACAGCCTGGTTGAACTCGGTCAGAGTAGGCATCAATGACCACTTTTCGAGAAGTTCCTTCTCCTGTCTGATGTATTCAAAGAGACGGTTCTCGTTCGGCTTGTTGAGATCAAGATTGCTGCTGTCAATGGAAGCAAATTCTTTCTTGGCCTTGGCAGCGATCATCTTTTGAGTGTGTAGAACTCGAGAAAGGTCATCCAAACTCCGGATGACCACCAGAACCTTCGGCGGCGGAACCAATTCTTTCTTTTTCATGATCTCTTCCTGGGAGGAACCCTCAGCATACGACAAACCAAATTCACCATCGGTCGGATCTGTTCACATACATCTGCAGGAAGACTCCCCACCTTGACGCAGAAATAGAATCCGTTGTAAACGTCGACTGTCCAAGTCACTTCACGAGTGGAACCTGTGATTCTGTAATTTGGCGCACCGGCAGCCGAAAACCTCCACTCTCCCCTGAGAGGTTCGTCAAGAGGGATGGCCACTTGGAGAATTCGCCAAATGGTTGTCAGTTCGGAGCCGGTTGGCCAAATGATGTTCTTGACTCTTCTCATAACAGATAAGGGTCGATCACTTCATTGAGAGTCTTGTCCAGCATATCGGTGGAGACTGCAGTACCAGCATCCACGAGACCAGAGTCCGAAGAAACCGAAATCATGAATGGAGGAACATTGCTCCGCCGCCGATTCTTGCAGGTGCCCAGCTTGATCTTCTGTTGGGCTTCTAAGTCTGAATCCGAAAACGTAAACATACAACCATCAAGCGACTTGTCGAATTCGGAATACTCGTAGACTCCCTCCATCTCCCATTTTCCTTCATGCTTTTGAGCATCAGTGTATCCATCTCTATTGCCCTGAACCGGAGTCAGCAGACAGATCTTGCGCTTGTTTCCGAAGTTGAGGCACCACGATTTGGCATTCTTGATGAGACCGTTCATGACCTGGCGGTCTTGGCCCTTGGAGTACGAAGTATCGAGGAGAGTGAAGTAGTCGATGAGCAGTAGATCCACCGGTGCAATCTGTTGCTGAAGCTCAACCTGGGCCTGAACCCCTTCCAGAGTACTCTCACTGGGTTGACGAATGATGATATTCTCTGGGAGATCTGGCACGACCTCATTGAAGAGGAAGTCCTCTTGTGCTGCAGTAAGATTGCCATCCTCGAGGTCATTGATGGAGATCTTGATGTTGAAATGTTCGAACTTCTTGTGATGACTGTGAATCACAGCATAGATGTTGCGCTCTTCTTCACAAGATTGCTCCAGCGGGATGTGCATCACCTGAAATCCCTGATTCGCTACGTTATAGGCAATGGTGCGACACAAGGAAGATTTACGCTGACCAGCGTATCCTAGAACTCCCCAGAAGTTGCCACGCTTGAATCCACCAATAGTCTGGTCGATCGCAGTGATGCCCGTCTTCATGGTTAGAGAACCTTTCAAGTTCTCTCGCTTGGCTAGGTTGTAATCGTCACGAAGTTCACTGGAAATTGTCCTGAGACTTCCGCCCACACTCTTCTGCTGAGATGTCAGGATACCCTTCTGAAGTTGCCCCAGCAGATACACTAGAGCATCTTTGTTTCCAGCTAATCTCTTCTTGGTCTTGGGTTCCTCAATCGCCCCATTGGCGATCTTCTTGGTAGTTTCGATGACCGCATTGAGCTTCCAGTTCTCATACTCATCGGTCTTGTCTCGCAGAACCTGATAGAGATCCTGAGCATCGAATCTCCTCAGTTCAGAGGCGGACTTCATATCCTGATAATTGGACAGAGCTTCTTGCAGACCCTCGCTCTTGTCCTGCTTGAGGACAATGTCCTCGATCATCTTGTAAGAGGGAGCTTCTCGGTGGGCAGTCCAAAAGTTCCAGATCAAGCTCATCAGAGGGAGCTCGTACTCGGGCATACAAACATCCCGAATCTGGACCATGTTATCCGAGACCCAGCGAAGGTTTGCTTTCACACGATCGGATTCCTCTGGGGAGGAGTCCTTACGCAGTAGAGAGTGGAATAAATTCCAAAAATTGACCGTATCTGCCATAGAAGTCGAGCACCTTTGGCTCGCCTTCTCCAATACTTGGCAGGTGAGTTTTGCTAGTAGTAACGGTCGCCTTCATGGCGAAGGCTGTCGGACTTGGTGCCGAACATTCCCATCTTGTCCAGTGCTTTGTAGATATTGCTCCTGCTCTTTTCGTAAGCAGCAAGGATGTCACCACCCACTGCCTTACGGACGGTGGGAACGACCCTTCCAAGACGGTCCCAGGCTACATCAGGCCCATTGGTGGTCAGAACTTCGTACACGATCTTCTTCTCCAGCTGGAGCCGGGGATTCCTCTGTCTCTGCAGGTCACTGTAGGAGCCGTAATCTCCTGGATCCGATGACTTGGCTAGACCGATGCTCCTGGGATACCTCTGCGCGATTTCCTCGAGAGACTCGACAGCGGCCTTCCTCTTCAGCAGAGGATGCTTCGCGCTAGATTCCTTTTCGCCAGAATAGAAATCTTCGTCCTCTCTGGCCTCAGGAGGATAGGGACCGCGCCACTGTTTGGACTTCTGGTGATACTCCTCATCCTTGCGCTTCTGTTCCTTGTTCATTTCCCGGATATGTTCCAGCAGCTGCTGTTCCTGCTCTTCGGTCATTCCCTCAGGAATCATGACTGAAGATGGACCTTCGTGAAGAGTCTTGCGATACTTCGTAGGAGGCAGACCATCTTCTTCTCTTTTGCGCTCTTGATCGAAGAACTCCTGCAGGGGAACTTTTCTGATCTCAGGCTTGCCCTTCTCAGAAAACTCAGGTGGAACTGCACCCTTGGGACTTTCCCCAATGGCCTCCGTCTCCTTGCGATCGAACTCTCGATCCATGTCATCACGCCAGCCGGCAATCAAAACGAACTTCTTCTTGGTGGCAGATCTCCGCATCTTGTTCATTGAGCGGAGATACTCAACCAGCTGCTTCTCTTCCTCTTTTGTTGTGTTTTCTGGGATCATCATCGAAGACCGGCCTTCGTGAAGAACTCGATACTTCGAAGGCTGACCCGTTTCTTCTCTCCTCCGTTCGTGTTCAAAGAACTCCTGCATAGGAACCTTACGGATCTCTGGTTCTGGAGGAAGGTCTTTCTCCTTTTGGTCGTATTCACGTTCCATTTCGTCACGCCAGCCAGCTACCAGGACGAACTTCTTCTTGGCATAGACGCTCTGTCGGGGAGTAGGAGTTCCTCCTCCCATGATGGCCATTATCGGAAGTGAACTCCAAATGCTGATTGACGGACAGACAAAGGTGAAGTTGCTTGCACCTCTAGTGGCTTTCCACGTCTTTCCATCGGAATCACGAAAATCGATCTGATCATCCATGGCCAATCCACGGAGAGCATTGACCGTCGACGGATTCATCTTGGGGATGACACTGTCATCACGCTTGGGCCTGGAAGGTCCAAAAATCCCAGCGGTCTTCTTCAACTCATCGAAGCCACGATTGCATCCATGGCAGTAATACTTATGTGGAGCCTCAGCTTCCGGCTTCTCGATGTAGACCGGCTTGTGGCCGCATAGAGGACAAGGTTCCTCAATCAGTGAACCCTCAGGAAAGATTGGCTTCAACGGCATAGTGACTCCGATCACATGAACATGACTCCACGAGGATGCCACACAACCTTACCGATGGTCACTCCTGGCATGTAGTCTTCTTTGATGGCTGCATTTGCAATGGCTCTGGCGTGCTTCTCGTTCTTGGCTACAACGTCGATCTCTTCACTCATATCCTCGTCATCTTCTCCAGTATCTGGATCCTTGAAGGTAGTGAAGATGGTGTAGGTGTCCATGTCGTTGGGATACGGGTACTTCTTGTCGAAGTATCCGCGATAATCACCTTTGACTGCTTCTTCACTTCTTCCCAACTCGATCTGTGGAAGATTATCAGGACGGAAAGGATCCTTCTTGACCCGGAGGACGTTCTTAACCTTGGAGATGAGGTCGCGACAGCGGATGCCATCATCTCCGAAGCCAGATTTGTTGTTGTGATAGTCCCAGGCACCCGTATCGAGATTGAGATAGATCTCGTGCTGACTCTTAAGGTACTCACGGACAATACCCTTCCACTTCTTGCCGGTGCCGAAATTCGAGCGAACCTCAGAATAATCCACCTGGCGCTCGGTGAAGCCTTGCTCTAGTAACCATTTCCGGGCTTCCTCAGGAGGGATAGGAGGAAACTGAGGTGCGGCGGATTTCTTCAAGAGTTTGCTTTTCATGTCAACCCTCTACTAATCTGATATTTGAATTAGGTAATTAGATCAAATTTCCGCAATTTCAACCCCTTCATGGAAGGAGTAACTAACACCAATGAATGTATACAAACTAACCAACAGATTCACTGGCAAATCATACATCGGAAAGAATACCCATCCAAACAAAGAACATCGTTGGAAAGAACATGTGAGTGATGCCTTCTCTTCTAAAGACAGTTCTCGATGTCTTCACAGAGCCATCCGAAAATGGGGAGTAGACGCCTTTATTTTTGAAACTGTAGTCGAAACGAACGATCCAGAAGAACTAGCTGAGCTAGAAACCCGCTTTATCATAAAATTCAATACGTTAAGCCCCAGTGGGTATAATTCCACACTCGGAGGAGAAAGCATCGTATTCAGCCCGGATGCTCGTAACAATATGAGAATAGCCCAACGCAAAATCTGGGCTAACTCACCTAATCGAAAGAAAGCACTGAGTTCAAGAAGCAGTGGAAGTAACAACAATTTCTTTGGTAAGAACAAGGGTGAAGACAACGGATTCTTCGGAAAAACTCACAGTGAAAATAGTAGGAAACTACTATCTGATAAGACCACTGGAACTCACCATAACTGGATAAGGAATAGACACGAGGTCGCGCTTGATATTCATCAAACACGAGCCAAGAATGGAACTTCCGGAAGAGGTAATAAGTGGATCACTAATGATACCACAAACGAAAGCAAAAATGTTCCTCTTTCAGAGGTAAATGGATATATCCATAGTGGATGGAGACTAGGTAGAAGAAAGGGAGAAACTGGATTTCTACCGAAATATCAAAGCATTAGTCCACCAGTTGGGGAGCATGTGTCCTCCACGACGAAATAGAGCTTCAAAGTCGGAGTCAAGAATCCAGCAGTGAGCTTTGTCTGAATTTGAACGGACTACTCTTCCCGTGGCTTGAACTACAGTCAGTAGTGTGTTGTAGGTGTACCAATCGGCATCTCTCTTCATTCTAGCGGTAACATATTCATCCATAAAGGCGTAAGGTGTCTTCACGATAATGCAGAATCTACCCAGATCCTCATTCAGATCTAATCCTTCTGTACTAGACGGAGAGATCAGCACCGTGTCATCTTCACGCTCAGCATGCTCAAGGACAGCGGCCTCACGGCTACCAGTATCGCTCGTATGAGTCACGATCCGGTATCCGTGGCGAGTGGAACGCAAGTGAGTGATCACCTGTTTGGCAAATTCGTAACTGTTGGTGTGGATGATTCCCTTCTTGCCGGAGTACTTGTCGAGTAACTTCTCCACGAAGAGTACCATCTTGGGCATGGTGAGTTCCCGCATCCGCATGCCAGTTTCCTTGTCAACTCGAGCCGCCATGCTACCAATCTTCTGGAAATACACCGGACGATTCTCGACAGGAAAGTCACTGTCGATTCGAACACAGATTGCGTCAGCTGGGTTGATGCCCAGGTTGCGCATGAAGAAGTTGAAATCGAGGATGGTCGCGCTCATGATGACCACCATCTCTGCCTTGTCGAACAGAATCTCATCGGCGAACATCGTGGCAGTCAGAGGCTTGATGAGCAACTCTTCCTTGGTTCCGCTCCTCTTGTTCTCTTCGGTTGTGAAACAAAGCCAGTTCAGCATGTCGTCAGAAGCCATGAACCGATTCAGCCGGCAAATGAACTTGTCCCAGCTATCGAGCTTCTTGATCAGCTTCATCAAGTCTTCGCGATTCTTGCCACCTTCGAGATAGGAAATGTCTGAATCGATGCGAGCCATCTCAATCTGATTGGTGAGATCAGTCATGTGCTGTTGAGCGGTGGGAATGAAAGTTTCCGACAACCACTTCTTGCACTTGAGATTCTCACCAGGCTTGAACGTCGGGATGCGACCCAGTCCCAACTCTTCAGTCTTGTAACGAGAGATGACCGTGTCAGCGAAACCCAGAACCTGAGACTCGGTGTTATGACCTTCGTCAAGGATCAGCATCTTGCGATTCTTGAGCTGGCCAGCATATTGGGTTTCGTTCAGATAGAAGGCGAAATTCGTTACACCAATGGGGTTGTCGATGAAACGCTTCTTGGCGATCTTGTAGGGGCAGTCCATGCAGCAGGATCGATTGTCACCCTCTTTGCTGGCGTTGTTGATGATCGCCGCAGAGTCACAATCAGTATCGTGCGTTGTGCACCAGTAATTCGCTTTGCCTTTGAGTTCCAGCAGACCATTGATCTCGAAATCCTTCATGTACTGAGCGGTCAAGGTCTTTTGTGGAGAAAGGATGTAAGCACCTGGCTGAGTCAGCGGGTGATCGACTTGGAGAGTCTTAGCCCAGGACGCGGCGGCCATTGCAATGCCAGATTTACCAGAGCCGGTCGGAGCCTCGATGATGACGAACTTCTTGTGTTCAGCATAGGCACGAGTAATTTCATCGAGTGCCACATCCTGAGCAGGTCGAATCCCTGGAAACGGAAAGTGATCCCTGATGACTGGCGAATTAAGCCAGGCAAGGTTCTTCACTGTAGGATTCAGTTGCACCAGGTCAGTTGCCATCTTCCCTCCACGTTCATTCTACTGTACGAGAACTCGGATCGGTTATCAGATTACTCGAAAACAGTCACTCGTACAGGAGAAATCCGAGATCAGATGTTTTTCAATCATCTTGCTATCTGACTCTGCAAACGAGAGGGTTAGATCATCAGCAAGTTTGTTGAGTTGGAATCGAAAGGCCACCAGGTTCTCGGGACTGGATGCCATAATCTTGATACGCTGGATGTAGTTGTTAGAGACAGTCTCTGGGAGAGTTGTAAGGCCGATTAGTTCTTGCACCTCAGTCAATCTCGGGAGCGGAAAGTCCACATGATTTATCAGACAGGTGAGCTTGGCCCAAGAGCGAACCCTGTACGAGAGATCCTCCCATCTGGGAGCATCCCGCATAGCAAGATGGTACCTGATGTCTTCCTCCATCTGGTGAATATGGAGGTAGTCCAGGCAATTCTCTAGAGACTTGGCATCCAAGCTCAGAAATCTAGCTCTCCGGCGTCGCTTCTCTTCCCTGACCTTCTGTAGAGAACAGACCGTAGAGTCTGCAATCCCCAAAGCACAGTTCACCAGTTGATCGTACTGAACCAGAGCTAGACTTTTCTCGTCGAATTTCTTGCCTTGTTCGAGCAGGGAATCGCGAACCTCGTAGAAGTTCTGAACTCCAAGGCTTTCAACGGTCACATTGGACATGGTATCTATTACTTTTCATCACTCAGAAGAGATTGCGGGTTGGCAATCTATTTGGTCGATTTTTAAGCTCAGGGAACTCCGCCAAAGCCTCGCCATCCACTGCGATGTTGGCCGGATTCGGAGAGTCTTCAACCTTCTCGCGCTGCTTGTTAGTGTCGCGCTGATTGGTCTGATTCTCCTCTTGAACAATTCCCGTCGTGTCGTACCCATATGCCTTCTTGAGCAATTTTGAACGGAATCTGAAACCGGCTGTGACGACAGTGAAAGTCTCTCCAGGTTTCGACTGTTTGGAGGCAGACACTTGGGCATTGCTGTCGCTTGTCGATATGAACTCCCAAGTTCCAGCAAATTCACCATCCAAGTAATATGTGGCGATGTATTTCATGTCTGTCCTCTAAGAAGAGTACTGTAGTCTCTGTATATGGCCGAAATCATCATACTCGACGACATGGCTCGGTACAATGCACACCTTGCCAAGTGTGATCAGTGTTGGTATGCTAGATTTTGCTGGGATATGTGTGATAAGGGAAGAGAATTACAGGAGAAATCGTTTGCGATAAGAGTTTTGGCGACCCTGATGGGATTTGAACCCACGTTCCCGGCTTGAGAGGCCAGTCTCCTAGGCCATCTAGAGGACAGGGTCGTATTTTCTACCTTTCAACCATCCAAGTTTTAGATAGTCGGGTAGATGCTCCACTTTAATCTTTCTTTCAACTCCTCTCAGGCTGATCCAACAAGTGCCAAATTGAGAGTTTCTAGACCCTGCTGTTTGGCTACTCATCAGGCTTCTACTCTCTATAGAGTGATGTTGCCCTCTCCACTTAACTGCTCCCAATTCAGATCTCTTAGCACAGTGACTTTGAAATGCCTGACTTTGCTTTCGACCTTGATGTGTGACTTGTTTGAATCTAGTCATCACTTTGGGATCGTTTGATCTTTTCAATTTGGCAGCAATCCCACCCTTGGAAACTCCAACTGTGTTTCTTCCTATGGAGTTTATGTAGTCATAACCACCAGAACCTCCCTTCCTCAGATTGTAGCAAAGAGGGTCTGCCCTGTGGAGTTCAACCAACTCGTTTTCCTTGACCCAGGCCTCTTCTTGAGTTTCATACTTGAAGAGGATTTCCTTAACAAAACTCAACACACCATACTTCTGAATGGCTAGCTGGATGACGGTTCCACTTCCCAAGTATTCATCCATCGGGTTGTTGGTTTTGTGAACCCCGATGTAGAACTTGCCATTCACCTGATTAACAGTCTTGTAGACTGTGTATGTCATGAACCCTCCTAGTCCTCTACTATGAACTAGGAAGTCACGAATGTAGCGTGTATGGGATTTGAACCCATGATTCCCTGCGTGAAAGGCAGATGTCCTTGACCACTAGACGAACACGCCATAAAAACTTGGTGGAGATAACTGGAGTCGAACCAGTGGCCTCCGCAGTGCGAGTGCGGCGCTCTCCCAACTGAGCTATACCCCCGAAAAACTGCTACAAAACTTTGGTGGAGACAGAGGGGATCGAACCCCCGACCTCTTGCTTGCAAAGCAGGCGCTCTCCCAACTGAGCTATGCCCCCACGATGTCAGACAACAGCGCCTGACGGATAAATTCATCAGCATGAGAGGCGTCGAGTCGAGCCAAGCTCTGATCTCGTCCCTCTGGTTCATACTGCCTTGAAGTCTTGGTGGAGATGACAGGGTTCGAACCTGCGACCTCAACGCTGCCAGCGTCGCGCTCTCCCAACTGAGCTACACCCCCACTATCACGAAGATACCACTGTGCCGCAAGCCTCTTGTGTACGCTATTCAAATCGGCATCCAAATGTTCCTTCATGGTTCTCTCCATACTCAATCTTGGAGCGGGTTTCCAGGTTTCCCTGTTTCATGAACTGGCTCCATCCTGCAGGAACAGATAACCAGACATGCTTCCTTGCGGAAGCCCGCATATCAAAAAGTTGGCGGGGCCGACGAGACTTGAACTCGCGACTTCTTGCGTGACAGGCAAGCACTCTGACCAGCTGAGCTACGACCCCGCATTGTAAAACCTGGTTGGCGGTACTGGATTTGAACCAGCGACTCCTTCCGTGTCAAGGAAGTCTTCTACCACTGAAATAACCGCCAACATTACCACAAAACTTTGGAGCGGATGAGGGGATTCGAACCCCTGACGAACAGCTTGGAAGGCTGACACTCTACCACTGAGTTACACCCGCTCATGCGATCTTACTGTGAACCTCTTTGATCTTGATGAGAGCCGGAACTACCAACCGTGTTCTCAGAAGATTGAGGTCCTTGTGAACCTCCGTGAACTCTTGAGCAGACTGCGTCTGAATCTCTGCAACCTGCGCTTCAAGTTTTGCGAATCCATGAGTGACTTGCTTCCTGATTTCAACAAGTACCTCTAGGATTTCTCTGATCTCGTGATTTTCTGAATTCATGATCTATCCCCTCTGTCTAGATTCGTGAAGTCAGTCAATCAAATCTCAAAATCTTGGAGCGGAAGACCGGACTCGGACCGGCGACTTCGACCTTGGCAAGGTCGCGCTCTACCAACTGAGCTACTCCCGCATTGACGTGAATGAGTTCAGATCGAACCACCATATGCGCCCCCATTAGACCACCCAGCGAGTGGGCTAATGGTGGAGCGAGAAAAGTGACTCATCGACTCACGTCCACTTTCTTGAATCCTTGATACCTGCTATCTTTTCGATAGCTCCATATACTTGCTGAACATACTTCTGACCCCTTTTCACAAAAACATGGGCTGTTCCGTAAAGAAGTTTATCCCTCTTTCTTTCTGTCCCTAGCTCATAGGTACCAACTACGGAGATTCCAGACAAAGAACTCCAAAATTCTTCAACCTCCTGAGGAGATTTGCTGCAATTCAAATAACCTCTAACCTCTAACTCAATTTCAGAATCCTGAATCTTCATACTTTCTCTTAAAAATCTCAAGTACAAGGAGATCATTTGAGGATCTGAATTTGAAAAAATGAATTCACTTCTGTTTTTTGTCCCTTCTCCCCAGTAAAGCATACAACCCACAACAAATAGGTCAAAGTTGCTAACTCTTGAGGCTCCGATTTCTCGACATTGTTTTCTATACTCAAGTGCCTTTTGTCGTATATCGGAAGTGAGAACTCTTGTTACCTCTTGCTGAAGTTTGCTTCGTTCCTTTCCTGGAGGTTGCTTTGTGCCCCTCAATTTCTCTGAAACTGTTTTGTTAATCTCTTTCCGTTTAGCTTTGGTTGAGAATCCTCTAGCACACTTGCTAGAACAGAATCTTCCTGATCCATAGGTTCCTAGATGAATCGCCAAACAAGTTTCACAACTTGAATCCTCCATAGACTATTCCTCTACAAAGAATCCAATAGTTCAAATTGGTGCGGAATACTGGGCTCGAACCAGTGACATCTGTCTTGTAAGGGCAGCACTCTACCAACTGAGTTAATTCCGCAAAAACGAAAAGGACAGCCGCTTGGGCTGTCCTTGGCTTGAATCTCGCTGAAGTTTAGCTGATTCGCACCAAGGACAGATGCCCGGTATCCACGCCCTCCGCTGCTTCAGCGGCGACGACCGTTGCAACTGCTCCGACGAATTCAACCATGCTCTTCATGACAATCTCCATAATACTACGGAATTGCTCTCCGTAAACCACTATTTTTGCCTACAAGCAAAAAGATTTCGCGCGTGTAGGAGGATGATAGCCCAGACACTGGTGACCAGATGTGACCATCACCACTACACGCATTTCAATTGGTTGGCGACCCGCTCTGGTCGTCCTGCGCTTCTGTTCGATCTTCCGGCACGTTTCCATGCCTACCGTCTTCGAATTTCAGACCGCTCTGGTCGTCCTGCGCTATCCTATCGCCTGATACACTCTACGCAACCAGTTTCAGGAACGGTTAGGCAGCAGGTCCACTACCCAAAGCTGGTCTTTCCGGAGCCTTGACACCAACTGCGATTCCCGGAGGAGGCAGGTTGGCAGTGAAGCTCTTGAAATCTGCAATCAGCAAATTCATAAACTTGTAGATGAATACATACCAACCACTCGATGCCGTGGTCGGCACAGGCAGCGACTGAATCAAAGCTGAGGCGACCTGATTTGCCACGTAGAAGACCAAAAGCCATTGAACTGGAATTGTCGTCATAGGAACCCCCACTGGTAGGGGTTTTGGAAATCAAAAAGAGGGGTGTAAGATCCTCCTCCACAGAGTATCTTACACCCCTTTAACCCGCAAAATTGTTCAGGAATTAGACCCGCTTCTCGCCATGAGGCAGTTGTTTCAACGTCCACTTGGCGATCAGTTCGTCCATCATCTCAATACTGGATTCGACCTGTCTCTGCTCGTAAGTGCACCTGGAAATTGCGCTGGTCCGGATGTGTTCGTACCGGGTCGTGCCACGAGCATACTTGCGGATTTCGTTGTTGCCCTTCACGCGAACGATTTCGGTCTGTTCGTCAGCAACCTGATTGTGAAGGTCCAGGATGCTCTGAATGAGTTCGTCGCGCTTCCTGTTCAAAGTGATTTTGTAGGCTTCGCAACCTTCTGTGCCCAGTTCGTACGGCAGGTATCCGACGCCAGGGCAGCTGCCAACGCGGCAACCGTAGTAGTGGCCGGTGCCACCGGAGATCTCGAAACCGTGGTGAACCATCTTGCGGCTGGCGTTTGTCTTGTAAAGACCACCGCATACCGGGCAGGTACCAGTATTCGTGAGATCGATCACGGTCGGATTGATTGCCGGCTTGCGACCCTTTTCGATGAAGGACTTGGTGGACTTCACCAGTTCGGCGAGCATCGCGGCTTCGGTCAGCGTGGCGATGTACTCAACCAGTTCCGGAGCGTTCTTGACAGCCTTCATCCGTTTCAGGAATCCAGGTGTATTCGAGAAAGCCGATATTCCCAGATTGTGACGAGGATCGGTGTCAGACCAGGTGCGGAAGAGTTCGCTACCACCGCAAGGATAGTAGAAGTCGCGGAGAGGGTCAGAAAGAATCTCTTCAACTTTGTCCCAGACGTTGGAGATGGTAGACTTGGCGTTCTCGTAATCAACATTCCAGATGTGTTTGTCGGCCAGACCCGCTTCGAAGATCGCTTTGGCTGCTTCGAATCTATCAATCGTGATGTAGCTCGGAACCTTGGCCGTTTCCAGGATTGCGTTGATTTTTGGAGTGCTCGTCATACCTCTCTCTACTGGAATGAAAGGCGGATCGGTTAGCGAGACGTGGCTCTTTTACTGTGCTGATGACGATTGGCAAAGAACAGTCCCAGAGCCTGGATCAACAGACCAATACCTGTAAAATAGTTCCCGATCGTAGCCTGGTCAAGATGCTGAGTAATTTTTCCCGGAATGGGATCTGGAACCTCTTTCTTGACCTCTGGAGGAGCTACAGACTTCTCCTCCTCAAAGGGAGCAAGAGACTTGTTGTGTGACTTGAAAACTGGATGGGGTGCTGCCGGGACAACGATCTTCACCTTCTGCTCTTCCTGCTTCAAAGCAGTGACAGCTTTGTGTTCCACGACCGACTTGTAGATACCGAATCCACCAATCCCAAAAGCCAGGACTGTGCAGATTATCGCAAGAGTAAGTTTCGACATCGTATCTCTCCCTGTACAAGAGACTCAAAGTCAGGCTTGATGGTGAAGGTATTGCTTGACCTTCTCACTCTTCTCCAACACTCGTCTGTCCACATCATCATGAGAGATGTCTTCAGCCTGATAGAGCAGAGAAATAGCCAGTGTCACATCCCCGATTTCTCGAACCAGCTGCTCTCGATTCGTACCTTGCACCTTACCTGTTGGATCCCAGCTTTCATAGCCATGGCGAATAATCTTTCCGATGACTTGCTGGGCCTCTCCCATCTCTTCAGACAGGAGAGCTAGACGTTCAAGTTCAGCTGGTTCGAGTTCGTTGGAGAATTCCATAGTGACCTCTAACTGCATCCAGTTGTTTGTCCGCAATCGTTGCACTTTTCACAGGTTCCGGATCTCACCATGTGCATAGATCCGCAAGCACCACAGGAGTTCCCGGTGAAACCACTGCGCTTGGCTTCACTGGCCTCTGATACGGTTGGCAAACGTGTTTCTTTGTCCACTAACAGCCCCAATGATTTCACCTTTTCCTTGTCCTCAGGTTTGATGTGGGCAAGGTCGTAACGATCCAGATAGGTGATTGCCAACTCACGGAAGACATAATCCATCAGAGAAGTGGCGTTCTTGACGTAGCTGGAACCCTGAACAAATCCAGAGGGTTCAAACTTGGTGAAGGTGAACGCATCCACAAACTCCTCGAGCGGAACGCCGTACTGCAATCCCAGACTGATGGCGATAGCAAAGCAGTTGAGGAGAGAACGCAAGGTTGCTCCCTCGCGACTGACATCGATGAAGACCTCTCCCAACCTGCCATCCTCGTACTCCCCGGTGTGCAGATAGAGGGAATGATCGCCAATTTTGGCCTTCTGTACAAATCCATGGCGACGGTATGGTAGACGCTTGCGAAATCCTCGAGCTAATGCTTCTGCCAAGACAGCAGCTTTTGTGTCGTTGTTGGCACCGCTGGTGAGCACTTCAACTTCCTTCTCATCCAGGCCCTCCAGCAGCTGCATGTTTGTGGCTAGAGCCTGCGACATCTTGGATCCGTCACGATACAGAGCCACTGCTTTGATGCCAAGTTCCCACGCCAGTAGATGAATGTCATTGAAATCTTGTTGAGTAGAGTTGGCCGGGAGATTTACAGTCTTGCTGATAGCTCCTGAAATGAAGGGTTGAACAGCTGCCATCATCTCCACATGAGCACGTGGAGAGATGAAACGAGTGCCATTTTCGCCACACTTGTTGGCACAATCGAACACGGCCAAGTGTGCATTCTTCAAGGCCGGTGCCCCTTCGATGGTCTTCTCGTTCTCGATGTGCTTGAGGATTTCAACCACTTGTTCGTCCGTGTACCCCAAGTTCTTCAAGGCCGGAGGGACAGACTGATTGACTATCTTGAAGTATCCTCCACCGGCCAATTTCTTGAACTTCACCAGAGCATAGTCAGGTTCCGCTCCCGTCGTGTCGCAATCCATCACCAGCCCGATGGTCCCTGTCGGAGCCAAGCAGGTGCTCTGCGCATTCCTCAACCCAAATTCCTCAACCTGAGACACTACCTTGTCCCAGATATCACGAGCCTGAGTGACCAGCTTTCTTGGTCCACGATAGAGAAGTTTCAGACCCACAGGAGTAGTTGAAAGCCCATCGTATCCAAGCTCTCCATTGTAAGCAGCCGAACGATGGTTGCACATCACTTTCAAGACAACCTCTCGATTTTCATCATAGCCAGGAAACACTCCCAACTTCTGAGCCAAATCTGAGGATGTCAGGTACGATTCACCTGTCATGATGGCAGTGATGGCCGCAGCCCAGTTTCTGCCGGTCTCACTGTCATAAGGAAAGCCCAGCTGCATGAGCATGGCGCCAAGGTTCGCGTATCCCAAGCCCAGGGTGCGGAACTTGTACGACAACTCAGCAATCGAGGGTCCTGGGAACTGGGCCATCGTTACAGAAATCTCCAGAGCGATGGTTGTCAAACGGCAGCAATGACGGAAAGCCTCAATGTTGAATTCCCCGTCTTCCAAGAACTTCACGAGATTTGAGGAAGCCAGATTGCAGGCAGTGTCATCCAGGAACATATACTCGCTGTTGTGTATGAATACACCAGAAAAATTGTCGTGACCATTCACACAAGACGGTTTTGACGAAGTGAAAACAGCAAAGTTGTGGGTATTGTCTACCGTACCATCGTAGACGTCTTCATTACCACAGAACTCTACCGAAACAACCGTATGGTTGAAGTTGACCACGGCCTCTTGTAGTAACTCATCAGTGGGGTACCAACGAACAATAGTGTCTTTTGTGGGAAATTTCTTCACTCCAAGTTGCTTTGCTACATCTCGTAGTTCTTCCCAATTTTCTAGAGAAAAAGAAACTCCATTATCTTGAAAAGTTCGAGCAACCTCAGCAATCATACCCTCGATTAAACGCTTCGAGTGACGTTCTCCAAACATTTGTTTACCAAGTGGAGATCTCTGACATTCAGTACCACAGCAAATCTGATCCTCCAAAATGGTGATGAAATTACCACGGCATATAGGGCAGCAACGCTCAAATCGTTCAGCAGTTACTGTACGACCAATATGCCTACCCTCTGATCGCATTTTTGTTTGTGTTTCTCTTATAGATCTACTCAACTGTTCGTGTTGTTGGTGGTCTTCCCATCTAGAAACTGCAGAATTACTCATATTCTGTTTGGAAACTTCACTGTGCTGTTTTCCAAACATAGGGTTAAGTTCACCAGTGATTGATTTTGAAATGTTGGCACGCCATTCATCATTCATTAAACGACGGGCTGGATTATTGTCACCAAGCATTGATTCCCTATGCAAAGCTGCATGATCCTTCGCAGACAATAGCTTGAAATTTTGTGGATTATCATTCAGAGCATCAAAATCAGAGTGATGAATGTGATAACCTTCCGGCGCTTGACCAAAAAAGAAATCGTTAATTAAACGATACTGCTGAGCCCAACGAGTACCTCCCCACACATTTCTACGACGCGTGGCTCCTTTTCCATTTTGGATTATGGAAGAGTGAAAAGGCATAAGAGAATCACCAGGTTGTAGGTCTATAACCTTTCGGTATGAACCATCCCGCAGCATCATAAGTTCGTCGTCAGTAACACGTAGGCTACTTCCATCGTCAAACGTAACGCAGAAAATGGGAGCATTAGTTCTTTTAACTCCAATATTCCACATCAATTCTATTGAAGTCTTTTGCGTCCTGTGATTCCTGGTAAACACAGGCACTTCTGTTCCTACCAAATCTCTAATAGGAACCGCTGTACGACCATCTGCTACAGCCACCAAAGTCTCCCCAGTAACACAGCATGGATTGCTGGCATTGATTCTTCCGGAATTCAGACAAGTGTGCCAGTCATTGATGGTCGTGTCGAACTGGATCCCAGGATCGGCACAAAGGAAAGAGGCCCGGTTGATCTGATCAAACAACTTCTTGGCCTTAAGAGTCTTGGCCACTTCCCCGGTGGTGCGGAAGGTCAAATTCCAGTCCCTGTCCTTTTTGACAGCATGCATGAATTCATCTGTGACACGAATTGTGTTGTTGGCATTCATGCCTGAGACTGTCTGGTATGCCTCTCCCTCCCAGTTCAGATCGTACAGAGGAAGATCGTCAGTGAAGTCAGATTCAGACAAACGAGTCAGACACTGCCCTAGAAATGCTCCAGGCACTCCCATTTTTCTGGCATGGCTGATGACTTTGGCAAGCTCCTTGTTCTCTTTCGGATTTGCCTTCAAAGCCAAATCTTTGGAAGTGAAGGTGTTATAAGCCTCCAGCATCTCTCCCCAGATGGTGCGAAGGAGTTGACTGCCAGCAGCCATTGCAACAACCTTGCGCTCTTCATTCACCTTCCAGTTGATGAAGGCCTCTACATCGGGATGGTCCACATTGAGAACAACCATCTTGGCTGCTCTGCGGGTGGTTCCTCCAGACTTCACTCCTCCGGCTCCGACGTCTCCCACCTTCAACCAAGACATGAGACCTGAGCTCTTTCCGCCGCCACTCAAAGGTTCTCCATATCCACGCAGGGCAGAGAAGTTGGATCCTGTTCCGGAGCCATACTTGAACAAGCGAGCCTCGCGATGGAACAGGTCGAAGATTCCTCCAGGATTGACGAGGTCGTCTTTCACTCCCTGAATGAAGCAGGCATGAGGCTGAGGACGCTTGTACGCAGAATCGCTCACGGTCAACTCTTTGGTGCCGTCGTCGACATAGTAGTGACCCTGTGGATCTCCCTCAATTCCGTATGCCCAGTACAAGCCGGTATTGAACCACTGAGGGGAATTGGGAGCAACGTACTGCATCACCACCATGTAGAGCATCTCGTCGTAGTAGGCTTGGGCGTCTTTCTCTGAAGAGAAGTATCCGTATTCCTCTCCCCACCCAGTCCAGCAACCCACGATTCGATGAGCAGTCTGTCTCACATCAGTTTCGTAAGTGATTCCATCCGGATGGTCCAACTTGGAAGCCCACTCGGTGGAGTACTTGCTGTTGTAGAGGGAGTTGGGGTGGTTGTGATTCACTCCTTGCCGGCGGAAATACTTCTGGGCAAGGATATCCAAGGCAGTCTGAGACCAGGATTCTGGCACGATGACATTGTCGTTCTCAAAAACCACAGAATTGTCTGGTCTCACGATGTTGGAGCATCTCCGTATGAAGCTGATGCCCTCTAAAGGCGACTGTCCGGCCTTGGTGAAAATTCGCTTTACCTTCATGCTATTGTGTCCTTGGGTATGGGGGATTTCGAGGGTCAGAAATCGTACGTGATGATTCAATACTCAGCCTATGAAAGATTGGTTACAAGTTACCGATTACCAAGATGGTTACTCACTCGGGTGCGTATTTCTTCATGCGGCGAAAGCATCGCCAAACGCTGGTCTCACTGGTAGGATGGATAAGTATGTCAACTCCACGAAAGCAGTACATTGCTATCAAGAACTGGGACAAGTACCAGTGTGACAGCAAAGGACAAGTCAGAAATACTCCCAGCCCTTGGATCAAGGATTACACCGACAAGGAATCTGACTACGAATACACGCAGCTGAGTTATTCTCAGAGATACGTCTATGATGCCCTGCGAAGATTGCGTGGTAAGACTGGTAAAAATCCGCCGCATGATATCAAATACCTGGCTCACCAGTTGTCCTCAAAAAAGGGAGATCGCGAAAATCTCAATCCTACAATCAAGGTGTTGTGGGACCTCGGACTCGTGTTCATCATGTACTCGGAAACGGGTGATGAAACAATCTTAGATGACATTGTGCCGGAAGAAGAAATTCAGTTCGGCCCACAGTTAGCCCATAGTCGGCCCATAGTGCGCCCACAGTTAGCCCATAGTGCGCCCATAGTGCGCCCACAGTTAGCCCATAGTCGGCCCACGACCCTCGAGGTAACTACCATAGAACCAGTTCTGATCGGTGCAGAAGAGAAAGAGAAAGAAGAAGAGGAAGAGGAAGAGAATCACTCCTCAAAACTCAATTCTTCCACTTCTCCAGTTGATTCTCTCGTTTTATCCTCTTCTTTGTCCAGTGAGAGTGGAGTTTTGTCTCCGGTTGTGTTTGGCGTCGGTCCTTGTCCTCCGGACTTCGATTTTGGCGCGTACAAGATCCCTATGGATTCCCGCAATTTGCCTCATCCTAGTTTCTGGAATCCTCTTCCGGCTGATTGGAAAGACGGATACCGCGTTTGGAAGGATGACGAAGCCAAGAAAGCCAGAGCCAAGTCAAGGCCTCCAGTTGCTAAGGTTGAGGGCAAGAAGACTTCCGAGTATCAAGCAACTCAGGGGGATTTTGATCCTGCTACATACGCCAAGAAGATCGGCAAGTATTCTGCGGAGTTTGTTCATGACCTCTGCAAATGGGAGTGGGATCTTAACGAGGATCATGATCACTACTGGTGCTGGATTGTAACTGAAGAGGATCTCATCAAGCAGTTTGACAAGATCATCAAGCACAAGCAGGAGCAAGAGAAGAAGTCTCAATACCAGAAGAAGGATCCCAAGAAGAAGTTCCACCAAACTCTGAAAGGAAACATCAATGACTATAACATCCACTGAGCAACTCGAGCTTAGGAAAGTCGAGAAACGTCGCATAGTGACGGATATTCTGACGAAGATTCCTGAACGACATCGGGGTGTATCGTTCAATTCCATCATACCTAAACATCCGAAGATCAAGGTCTCTGATGAACGGTGGTCAGAAGTTGTCAAATTGGTCAATGACTGGACCAGTGGTCCCACAATTGACAAGGGAGTGATCCTATTTGGGCCTCCGGCAACAGGTAAGACCACTCTACTGGCTGCTATCTTCCTGAGAATTGCTGTCAAACAGGCTTTGTTCAGAGTCGATCACACGGGTCACGGATATAGTCCGTACTGGGTTGATATCGGCCATTGGTCTGAACAGATGGCAAATTGGAGTAATCCTCCTGCTCTCAATCTTGACTACATGAACACTCTATCGCTCCCGGTTCATCTCTTTCTTGATGAGTTCGACAAGGTAACCGACAATCCTCCTCGTAGACAAGAGTGCCTGAACACTTTTGTTCGGATTGCCTATGCCAAGACTTGTCCCATGTTTATTGCCACCAACCTGACGGTCGCAGAATATCTAGGCATGGATCTGTATGTAGGTCGCAGAATCACCGAAGATGGCGACAATCTGATGATTGACTTGTACAACACAGGACTGTGATAGTGAGTCCGAATTGACGGATCTCCCCACGAGGTATATGAACACAGTTGAAGTCAAGCTGCTCAAGTACAAATTCACATTCCGGCAACTTGCTTGGCGAGAGGAGCATGCCATCAAGTTCGAAGGCAAGGATGCTCGAAGAGTACTCCTGTCTTCGGCACTCCACGAGATCTCTGGTCTAGCAGTGACTTCCTACGAAGAAGCCTATCGAGTCATCGAGGCTCTCCCAGTTCCGATCCTGAATCGCGTCTTCGTGATGTACAAGGGTGGACTCCCCAATAACCGGGAATTCACCACGCTGAATCTCTACCAGGCTCCCTCGCCGCGCTCCTATCAAGAGCAACAGGCCCGGGAGGAGGCTGCCAAAACTCTCAAAGTGGAGTCCAAGTTAGACGAGGTCGAGGCTAACATCCTCAAAGAAGCTCGTGATGGCAAGGGAGGATTCAAGGGTGCTGTCAAGCTAGAGGAGAAGACCCTTGCCTAATAAGAGAATCACTTCTGGCGTCGAAGCGATGAAGCTCCTGAATGCAGGAGTCTTCCAGCAGGTTCCTCTTGAAATCGTGGACAAGGTCAAGACTCAGGTAAGTCGAGCTTGCGAGGAGATTCTAGAATGTGGCGCTCGAATTCGTCCTCTTCGAGTGAACGACAAGCAGATTGGATGGGTTCGTGGAGTTCATCTAAGTGAGAGGCGAATTCTACATCGCTGGCTCTCTGATCCATTGGAATTTCTCACGGAAGTCCTACTGCTTGGAACCTCATTCACACGAGCTCAGATCGAGGAGATGACGTCCATTGAGATTCGTTCGTTAGCTCGCTTGCTCGCCAGGATGCAAGAGTACGAACTCTCAGTCTATCCCTACATGAGTGCCTACTCTACCACTCTCTCCAGCGAGAAACTGTGGCATTCTAGAGGCACAACGCTGTCCTCCTACTCGGATAAGATGATTCAACTTCCCAATGGAGGCGTCATGAAGATCCTGGCTCCTCCTGATCATGCCAACATTTGGGCAACCCTTTGCACCTATCGGGAGGAGAACAAGATCAAGATCGAAAGCAATCTCAATGCTTTGATGATCACTCGAGCTTTTGTGGGTAGCAGAGCTACAACTCATCTTTCGGAAGAGCTCAGACGGGCGTCTCAGAGCCTTCGTCCAGACTTACAAGAGCCTTGGCAGAAGATTGTGAAGCCGGTGCGTGAGTACAAAGAGGATGGTTGGGCTCATGGAGGTGGTGATTCCATTGAAGAACTCATGAAAGAGATGCATGGCATCGACAGCTTTGACAAACACGAACAACTCATGGCGGCCTTCGAGAAACAGCAACGTGAAGCGGCAGAGAAGGAGAAGGATCGCATCGAAGATTTGGTGCGCAAGTATCACAAGGACGAGCCGGTTTGGGAAGACTCAATGCCAGTCATCTTGTCTGATGCTGAAGTTCGGCACCAGGAGCAGGAACTCAAGAAGAATCGCAAGGTCCTCAACCCGATCGTGCCCTATGAATCTCAAACTCCTCAGGAGAGGATCCGCCGGTTCGATCAGAATCGTTAACGAATTCCGATTTATCAACTCTGACATGGTTTAGTGAGGGATGTATGAAAAAGGAAGTGATGGAGGAAGGAATTGCTGAGGCAGTTCTATCGATTGATGAAGTGATCGCCTCTCTGCGTGGATTTGGTATTGAGGACTTCGAAGAGATCCTCACTGTCAAGGTCGGTCCCAAAGAACTCCGTCTCAGGATCGCCAACCTTCCAACTGAAGAAGAGATGAACTCTCTTTTCGCAGTGGAGGAGTACAAGGGATACGCCTGGGTTCAGCACATCAAGTGCGAGATCTTGTCTCGGTCGATCTCTTGGATCAATGGCATCGACATTCGCAATCTGACTTCCACACAGCGGATGGTTGTGGATCCCACGGACAAGGAAGGAGTTCAGAAGGACATCCAAGTTGTCCTCCGGAACCTCTTGATGGGCTGGGGTCAGGAATTGGTGGGTGTTCTGTGGAAAGTGCTCATGGTCCATGCTCAGCGCATTACCGACCGGCTGTATGAGCAATTCCCCGACAGCGCCATCATGACGGAATACGAGAAGAGATTCATGGAGCATGCACAGGAAGAAATCGAGCAGGCGACCGCCGACAATATCCGGCAGCAGATTTCTGAAATGTACGATCCTGAAGTAGATGTGCCCAAGGATTCGGAGCCTGAACCTCAAACTCCTCCTAAGACAAAGGAAAAGTAACTATGGCATCTCCTCCAGTTGGCGGCAATATTGGTGATCCTGGTCCAGCAACAGCTGCGTCTGCTAGTGCTTCTGGAACTGGAGATCCTCGTGGCTCAATAAACACAGGAGCTCCGGATCTATCCAGCATTCTGAAGGGGATGAACAACATCACAGATGCCCAGATCTTGATGGTTGAGTTGTCTGGGAAAATGAAAGTGGCTTTGGAAGAGATCCCAAAGACTTTGAGAGAGGTTGTTGACCAGTACAAGAAGGTCCAGACTGGATTGAAGGACGGTGTTGATGACATCGAGGAGACCGTAGATCACTACGATGTCTTGGTGAAGAAAACCAAGGAATTCAACAAGAATCTCAACGACACCAATCGCGGTGGACACAAGAGGCTTCAAGATCTAAAGCAGCTGATAACAGCCCACGAAACGCTCGTTAGAAGTGGGAAGATGCATGGCAGAGAACTCGAAAATGTCACCCGTCAGCTTGCTCATCTGAAGAAAGGGTTTCAAGATGCCAGCGCTGGAGCCATAGATCTGACAAATCCAAGTCATCTGAAGCCATTTCAGGTTGGTTTGGACAACATGCTCCGCACCATAAAGACCATTGGAATACAGTATAAAAGCATCAACAGCACTGGCCTGAATGCCAGAAGAGACAACATGCGCGCTGCCTTTTCTCAGGCTGGCTTCTACATGAAGCCCGGTTACAGAGACCGCGCTGTAAGAATGGGACAACTTGCTGCCAATTTGAAGGCCAATACAGCCCATCACACAGCCTTGAGCAAGGAGGCTTTTGAAGAAAAGATGGGAAAGGTACGAGGATTTGGCGGATTCATCAACAGAAAACCAAGTGGAGAGGTCGACTGGAAAGCATTTTCCAAGAAGGGAAGGACTCCTGAATTTTGGGAAAAACTAGACACCAAAGCGACAGCCAGGCAGATGGGAGGAGGAGGAATTGAATCCTATGCTCTGGGAAGACTGGCCAATGCTAAGGCTGGAAAGGGAACCTTGGGATTTGGAACCAAAGCTATCCTGGGAATGATGGAGAAGGGAGAAGGATCCGCACTTCGAGGAGTCGGTGCTTGGGGAATGGGTCTAGCAGAAAAGGGGATGGGAATGGGAGCCGGAGCGATGGCTATTCCCGGTGTTGGAGAAGGTCTCGCTCTTCTTAGCCTAGTGAGAACAGCCTTCGACAAGCAAATTGAGATCAATCAGGGAATCGAGAAGAACCTCGGTACTGCCGGAATATTTGCCCCCGGCGCCAAATCTCCTGGAGTGTTTCAAAATTTGTCAAGAGTGCAAGCCAATCTGATGCCTGCAACTGGTGGAGGATTTTACAACACTATGGGCATCACCTACAAAAAGAACATGGAAGTCGCTCAAGCGATGGCTGCCAGTGGTATGGGATTATCAGAGCTTCAGCAGGGTGAAGGTATGTATGCGGGCAAGTATGCTCAACCTGGTTCGGATACTAAACAGTGGGGGCCAGGAACTTATGGAGCTATCCAGCACACAGCTTACACTACTGCTCGTCTTGCTGGTTACGATACGGCGGCTGGTACTGCTCAGGCTGTGAAGTTGATACAAACCTATGGTCAGTCTTTGACTGCTACCAATGACTTTTTCCTCACATTGAACAAAGACGCCAAAGCTGCTGGCATGACCACAATCAAGTATGTGAGCATCATCGATGATGTGACCAGTGGCCTTGGCCGTATGAACAAATCATTCACGGAGTCCGTGAACATCATTCGCACTCTGGGCAGAACGGGCGGAACAACGGCACAGGATATCAAGGACTACTTTGAAGCAATAACGGGCGGTGGAGCGAAGAAGGAGCTCCCGGTATCTTCATTTCTATTTGGTACAGCAACTCAAGGAGAAAAGGCAGATTATAGAGAGATCACTCAAAACAGACAGGAGGAACTGGCTGGTGGTATAGCTAAGTCCATTCAGGAGGCTCACTTATCAGGAAGGATGAAAGGATACACTAAGGAGAATTTGGCTGGCATGTCAGCGGAAGAACTTCGAGGATTATTGCCAGAGCTAGCAAGAGCCCAGGGTGATGAAGGAGCCAAGACTGGAATTGGTGGCCAGATTAGAGAGGCTATCACCAACAAGTACCGATCCGATGCTGCTAGAGAGTTCGCTGCTGGAAAAATAAATGCTGTTCAAATGGCCTCCGTAAACAACATGCTGGGTTCGGACATAGGCACACAAGTGTGGCAACAGAATCAGGCACTGGAAAAGACTTTGAAGCCATTTGGTGGCAATATCAAGAAGGCAATCCAAAGTCCGTTATCTGGTGGATTGTTTGAAGCCTTTGGAGGAGGTAAGAGCGAGAACTTTGAAGCAATGATAGAAGCCCGTCAGATAGCAGCGGGTGGCGTGGTGGATAAGCTCCGGAACAAGACCACTACTCCAGCAGAGAAGGCGGAACTCATTGCGAGGTATGCGAATGTGGTACCTGGTGGTGCTAAGGCAATGTCAAGGATGGCCGAAACTCAACCAGGTAAACTAGAGGATCTTCTCACAAAAAGTGCCGAAATTGGTACTGAGGTTCTGAAATCTCAGCAGCAGTCCATAACCCTACAGGAGAAAATAGACGCAGACAACGCGGCGCGAGATTTGAATGTAGCAACCAAGAGTTCAGCAGACATCTTCGCTGATGCTTTCGAGCACTTGTTCATGCTGATTGTGAAGCCAGTGAATGACATCCTAGATGCTCTACCTTGGCACGGTACACAAGCCAGTGGAGGTGAGAGGACATCATACAATGCTGCATATCAAAACGTAGCAAAGGACATGCAAAACTTGCAAAATGCCATTGACGATACAAGCGGAAAGTACAAACCAGAAGAGAAGGAAAAATTTCGTCAGATGATCTCTAGCATCAGAACTGAATTAGCAACCAATGCTACCGGAAGACTAACAAGAGAGACAACGGCTGATCTCAATCAAGCTGAGAGAATGGGAAGTAACTATCAGTCAACAAACAGTCCTTCTGCTTTTGGCTATGTTTATGGAGAAGGAGTTACCAAATCTGCTCATGATTTTGGCCCTCTAGCTTTCAAGAAAGAACAGGATGAAAAGTACAGTGAGATGGCTAATGAGTATCTAAACACCGTAGTTAGCGGTGGCATCAATCCAGCAACTAACAAGCCATATACAGGAAAACTGGAAGAAGACGAATCGGAAATGCTGCCGGTCATGAATCTCTCCCAGGGATTAGCAATGGGCACCGATAAACATGCTGGCCAGCTAGCAATTCCTACTGAGGATTTGATGGCAAAAGAAGGTGGAGAATCGAAGTTGGCCTTGTATCTTGATAGAGCAGCTGGAAAGAAGGGAGGACTTTTTGGTGCTGATGCTTGGGGTGGTGATCATGGCAAGTACAACTATGGAACTGATTCAAGTGGCAAATCAGTTGTCTATGTAACTCTCATCAACAACAATGCTGCAAACTGGAATCAGTTCCTTGGTAGTCACCCTGCCTTAGTGACCGGAAAGAGCGAGGTTGTTTCCGCTCCAAAGCCAGTTGTTCCTGCAGTTCCAGGCAAAGATCCAAAGAGCACCTCTTGGCATGTCAATTCTGATGGTTTGTATACAAGGTAGGAGATTGAATGAGCACCAACCCAACACAAGCACAGATCGCGGCAGAGGCTCAGGCTCTAAGCCAGCAGTATGGAATTCCTGCGAGTGTGATCATGTCTGTGATTCAGAGTGAATCCAGTTACAAGCAGTTTGATTCATCTGGAAATCCTCTTCTCAATGTCCCAGTTGCGCCAGCAACCTCGACTTCCGGCGCTGTGGGACTGATGCAGGTAATGCAAAACAGTGTTTCTCCTCCACTGACATACGATCAAGTTTCCAATGACTGGCAAGCCAACATGCAGGCCGGTGCCTCCATTCTCAGCAAGGATATTCAAAATGCCAATCCAGGCCAGACACCAGGTCAAGACGGATGGAGCGCAGCACAAACAGCAGCAGGTCTCCCGGCTTATGGAGGATTTGTTAAAAACGATCCTTCAGCCTATGTCAACAAGATCATGACCAACGCTGGGATGCCTGGGTATCCACAAGTGGGACCACCCTCTTCTTCTACAGCTAATGGTCCTCTCCTTCCAGGAGTTTCAGGCGCGGCGGTTGAAGCTCTTCCGGTTACTGGACAACCCATCACTGACACTGCTGATCTCTATCCTTCTTATGTCATAACAGAGGGACTGGATGCAAATCCTTGGTGGCTGATGAAGGGATACACAGAAAATCCCTGGCTCAAGCAAGTTCCAGCCCCGGTCACCTTCGAGGTCATGCTTCCCAACCAAAAGATGCTTTCAAACACCAAGGCTGGAAACACCTCTGGTACAATCTCGATTCAACTAAATGCTTCGGTCGCCAGCTTTGAAGTTCAGGCCGGTCACGTTGTTAACAAAGGTCTGTCCCGCACAGGAATGCATATCACGATGTGGGGACAGGAAGCCGACTTGATCTCGGGAGAAGCTAACACCGGCGCATTCATGAATGCTCTGGGCATCACGAGTTTTCTTAGCGTCTCAAACATCAGTTCTCAGCTTCAGCGTCAGATCATCAGTGCTTTCTCGAATTCCAGTAAACAAGAGAGCAACGTGGATTATAGCATGACCAGCAACGACCTGAGAATTGCTGCCAGAGATGCCTTCATGGAGCTTCTAGCACTGTTCAAGGCCAATGGAGTTGTGTGGTTCAGAAATTCCACTACTGGTTCTGGTACTGGAGCAACCAATCCGGTTGGAGTGGACGCCTTTTCTCCTCAAACTGGATTGTCAAACTACCAGATGAACGCTCGTACCAACGATGTCATGGCTCGAGGCCAAGTCATCATGAAGTTCCGCAATTCAATGTACTTGGGATACTTCAAGTCGCTGGAATACGAAATGGAAGCAGAACGTCCGTTCTACTGGAAGTTCAGATTCGTGTTCCAGGTTGAGAAGACTCTGACTTTGAACTATATCCCGATGTACACCACAGCAAACCTTCAACCTGTGTCCACTCCTGTTACAACAACAATTTCCTATGTTCCTTTGCAGACTCTCTCGCTTCCAGGATCGGTGAGCAAATCATGACACTCTCAGCAGCCCTTTCTCTACCAATCCGTTCCGAGAGACAGGTCATTCCTGCATATAATGCTCAGGTGATCAATCCTGCTCAGGGGAATCCTGTTGCGTCAACTCCAAGCGATTACCAAATCATCGCTGCTCTAAAACCGTACACGGATTACATCGTGTTCAGAATTCCTCATCGTGGAGTCACTTCAAGTGGCAGTCCGGATCCCACCAATCCAGCCTACTTCCGATTCTTGATCAATCCTCACACAGTGAGGGTTTCTCACCAGACTCAAGACACTCAGTTGATGACTCGTGATGGTTGGAAGTTCGGAGTTTGGGGAGAGGGATTTGTAGAGGTGAGTTTCTCAGGTAAGACTGCTGGGCAGTACTTCACATTGGGAACCACTGACATGTTCAAGGAGTTCACTGAATCTTACCAGAATTTGCTGGAACTTCAGTCTCTCTTTGACAACAACGGATACTGGTTCGAAGGAGAGACTCCGGCAGTTGGAGGAACATCGACAGGACAGGCGATTCCCACGGCTCTTACCAAGCGCAGAATCAAGATGCATGAGGATGTGGAGATCTTTTGTGGAGAGACCATCTGGTCTGGAATGTTTGACAAACTGAATGTTTCTCAGAATGTAGACAGCCCTTTCTTGGCTGACTTCAACATCTCGTTCACAGCTTGGAAGGAAAGGTATCGCTTAGATTCGCCATATAGAAACGCAGGAGCATGCAACATCCAGCGCGGTCATTCCTACAGTGCATTTGCTACTGTGGCAAATCCTTCCGGACAGAGCACTACTCTGGCAGACGCTGATGTGGATTCGGGTGCTTCTACTTCTCTTCTCACTAACATCTACACGAATACCTGGCTTAATGGTCAACCAGTTCCGATACCATCGGCAGCACAAGTTTCGAACTCGCCTGCTTTGGTTGTAGCAGCACAGCAGCAAACTGCTCCAGTAGTGACTCCCAGTCTGACCGCTGCCTCCACTGATTGTAGCGATCTGTTGAATCCAGATCCCACTTTTTGGAATGGAGGAGGAGGTGGAGGAAGTTTGGGACCGGCAGTGTCATACTCTGGTGTCACTCCAGTTGTTTCATCCGCGTTTTCGTATCTACCAATCGTTTCGACTGCATTTCCTGTCCAGGAAGGAGGGATAAATGTCAAGTAATCCTGTTCTTCCACATCCAGTTGAGACCGTTGAAGTGAGTGCTACCGGACCAGGGACGATCCGCAACATAATCCAGACTGTCCAAGAGCGTGAAATAGTCAAGACCGCTCCAGATCTGGTGGTGATGATTGACGGAGCTTCATATCTTGAGAACGGATATGTTCATCCTCAGGATGGAAGTACGGCTCCCTATGCTCTTGTACATTTCAACGATCACGTCGTTGGGTTCAGTGCAGGATATGACACTGATCAGCTAGTGCCTCAGTGCTCAATCAATCTCAGTGTACCAAATGCTCAGAAGTACCTATACCAGACTATCGGAGGCAACAATCTTCTGAAGACTATGGATGAGCTTGTCGTGTTTGCCAAAGGGTACTGGCTTTCTCCCAATGGCAACTCACTCTATCACAGAGTCTTCAAAGGATTGATCAAGTCGGTTTCCCACACTGACAACGGCAAGACTCTCGACATCACGATTCAGGGAATTGGAATTTTGTACTTCTTGCAACTGATGCACATAGAGTTGGCTGCCCCGGTGCAGTCTACCGTTGCTTCAGGTGCTGAAGTGATGAACACAAAATATGCTAACCTGAGTCCTTACGAGATGATTGGAGCCACCTTCCGGGATATCGATCTTCAGCAAGGATTTCAATCTCCCACCTCAAATTACAACTTTTCTCAGGGTGCCAATGCGAATGGTCAGATAGGAGTCACCAACCCCGATGTGTCTCCTTGGGCAGATGCCATCAACGCTGGATACATATCGAAATGGCAAGCGATACTCACTAATCTTGATCGAGATGTCCATGTGTTCGGACTTCAAGCACCCAACCCGAAGTCTCCAACTCTGATTCGTATTCCTCCGAGCACTGAACTCACAGAGCAGGCACTGGGTCACACAATGTTTTCAACAGTGGCGGAGAAAACTCAAGTTGACAACAACATCTACTTGGACAAAATTCGTGAGCATCTTCCAGAGATGGCAATAGGACACATTGAGATGTCCAATGGAAGAATCACGTCACGACTAGACAGACTCCGTTATCTCATCAACATGATCGGTTTTGAGGGATACCAGGACGTCAATGGAGCCGTGATCATCAAGCCTCCTATGTACAACCTAGATTGTACTCAACTCTACCTTCCTAACGAGGCTAAGATCGCTCCTCCAGCGGGATCTTCGACGTTCATTTCCAGTCTGACCAACTCTAACAATCCGTTCGTGATCTACCTCTCAGAGATCACCAACGAATCTGAAATTGAAGATGAGGCTGGAGTGGTTGCAACTCGCATGATAGTCCAGGGGAGTCTTGAACCTTCTCAGGCTTTCGTCGATATTGCGGGCGGCATCAAGCCTGCAGGTGAGTTTGTTGACCTGGCAAAACTGTCGAGATTTGGACTTCGTGAGCAACCTCCCCGGCTCTGTGGATGGGCTCACTACGATGATACGACACTGCTCTTCGCAATCGCTTGCTGGGAACTTCAGAAGGCCAACAAGGCATGGAGGAACTACACTTGCACTATTCCTCTTCGTCCTGAATTGAAACTGGGATTCCCTGTGTTTTTGCCTCACAAGGACATGTACGGTTATGTGAAGAGCATTCAGCACAGCTATCAGTACGGAGGAACTGCCACCACCACAATCACTTTGGATGCGATCAGGAAGAGACCGATGTATCCAGCTTCAACTGTGCAGAATTCACAGAACGGAGATGGAGCGACCGGACCCACAACATACTACTCAGCACAGCCAAACCTGGTTCACAAGATGACGACCATCGCGGCAAATTCGAATCAGGCCCCGGCTCAGCAGTTGGTAGATGCAGCCAGTAAAGTGAGTCAAGATCACGAAGTATTTCTTTCCGGAAATCCATCGTCAATCAATACAGTGGCTCTAGATAACAATCATGTCGTGAATCTTTCTGATGATCAAGCCAGATTGCAAGCCTACAAAGCAACTCAACTCAGGAATTGGATGGGGTTGCCTTATGACACTCCTGGCAAGAACTATCGTGTTCAGATGGACACATCGTTCGACAAGAAAATGCCTGCAGATGGAGCATACATCACTCTCCTAACAGGGGTGATAGGCACGCCGTCCACTGCTGCAAATTCTGGTGGAACAGCAGGTGGAACTCCCTCTATAATCCCGTACACAGACAGCACTGGCTACGAAGTCATTGCTCCGTTTCCTTGGGGAAGATACACGGGTCTGTGCACTGCTCTGTACGAGTGTTGCCAAGGATTCAATGTATCGCCGGAACCTGCTTCAGACGGAACTGGTACTCTAAACGCAGTTCAGTCCTTCTTGTTCTCAGGAATTGGAACTCCTCCTAACTCGAGCGCAGGAGACAACATGCAATCCGCTGTCTCCACACTAGCTGCATTGGTGAATGATGACTCCATTTTTGAACTCACTTACACCGATGCCACCACGGCGGCTGATCAATCCACAAAACAGCAACAGAGTCTAGTATCAGACCTGGAGACATCCATTAATGCCAAGGCTCAACTGATGGTCAGTGGATTACCCACCAATTCCAACTTGGTCAAGGTTCTGTCACAAATTGGGAATTCAACTACACAGGTTACTGGATCCTCGATATCTGCTGATCTGAAACAACTGAACGCGGGATTCAAGAGCTTCACGTCATAGGAGATCGATGCCTGAATTCTTCACAACCTATCCTGTCGGTTCACTTGAGACAACTCAGGCGCAGGACGAATTTCAGATCTTTACAGCAAGAGTCATGTCAGTTGATCACGAGAGGATCACGTGTTCTCTCAAGGATGAACGCAACGGAGCAGTCTACCAGGAAGTGAACATCTTTCCGGCGAACTCATCCTCGACGACATCAACAGACGTGAATCTCCCTGAAATTGGAACCAAGTGCATGTGTGCAAACATCACATACACCAAGGGAGTGGTCAGAATTGCTATCATCGCCTATGTGGTTTCTGACACCCTGCAGGGAGTGAATGCTGTTGCTACGAGAGGTCCTCAAGAGGTCCCTGGATACTCCACCAGGACTCGTTCTCTCTATCGCAAAGCCTATCCTGGCCAGAAGACGGTCAACACGAGTGGTGGATATACCGAGAAAACTGATGGAGGCTGGGACAAAACCACTGCAGACCTGAGCAGGGACAAGTTAGATCCACACAGTCGAACTTGGTCACAATCGACATCAGCCCTTGTGAGATACACTGACAGTGGCCTTCACGTGACTGGTCCGGTGAGTCGCCCAGGCGCGGCAACGGTATCTCCTCGCATTCTCCCAGATGGATCGTCGGAGAACATCGTCTATCTCCAACCAAACAGCAAACTCGCCAGCCGATACACGAGTGGATCTCAGGATATCACTCCCTTGGTGGAAGCTCGTGAGATGGTTCAGGAGTTCGCTCTGGACTATCCGGTTCCCATCGAGGTTCTCAACACGAGTCTCATGGACCAGATTCTGGGGACTACTGCCAATCTCTGGGAAAGAACCAAGATTGTTCAGAATGGCAATGTCTCCAATGATGACCAGGCAATAGCCATCAATCAGACATGGGATCACCCCACAGACGTTAATGCCAAGCCCGTCGGTCCCACCACGAGTGATGGTCCAACTCCTCGTCGTCGTGGCTACATCGTGGAGAAGGTGGCCGGTACACTGGTTGGTTACAACCAGTTCGACAAAGCCAATTATGGACAGGTTCTCAAGCCATATCTCTTCAAGGATCGATTCTCGAATGATGTAGCCTCCGGATACAACGTGGTTACAGCCAGCAACGATCACTCCGAGACCCGGCTCGCGGCCTCAGCCCTTGCTGTTCGCTTTCCTCATGAGTACAACACTACTCGTTGGGATGTAACCAAAGAAGGATCTATGAGTTTCGAGATCGGATCCACCATCCCCAAGGAGAACATCCTCTACGACGGTGGATCCTATGAGAATCCTCTTGGTGCAGGTCGTTCAGTCGAAGGTCACCTGGTTGGAAGTTTGAAGATGGTCGTGGGGAAGAACCGTGATCAGGAAGACTCCATCGATCTGACAGCCCTGGGCCAGACAGTTTTTCGATTTGGTGCTGATGACACTTCACTTCCCAATGTTCGCCGGACAGTCTTCACTCAGAATCGCGGTCAGAACGATGCTTCTCTCGCTCGTACACTTCAGTATTGGACTCATCCGAAGACAGGACTTGGGGATGCTGGGAGCCTTACCAACAAGACTGCGATGGAGAATGTCTCGCTTCGGGCTGCCATGGACGGCGGCACCATCATCAGATTTGGAGCCAGAAATCCTGGAGTCTTGCGCAAGCATCTGATGAACGGATACAGTGACGGTCCTGGAATTCACGAAGTGGCTCCTGGGGATCCATCACGCCAGGATAGCAAGACGAGCGGTCGTCCTACCTATGGATCCGGAGACACAAAGTACTCCTTCCATGATCTAACTCAGGCCGGTGCTCCCATCGTCAAGATGCTCCCCTACAACTGGAGTGGTTCTCCTATTTCCACGAGCATGGATCGTCATGGCCTTTCAATCGACTTTCACACCGTTCGTGATGTTCTATTGAGAATAGGAGCCAACCCCGACACCAATCAATCTCTGCTGATGGATCTTGCTGGAGGACTGGCAGGCTGGTTTGGCAAGGATAATCAAGGTCGTTCAGTGACAGCCACCTTGGATGGTGGGGCTGAATTGGTAATCGGACCTAACAATCAGCAGAAGGGTCTCCGGATGGAGATAACTGGTGACGTGGATTGGACGATAAAGGGGAACTTCCACATGCTGGTGACCGGCGATACAGTATGGGAATCCACTACACATCGCCATAATGTCAAGACTGATTATATCATCGCTGCCCAGAACATTACGGAGAAGGCTATGGTGAGGCATACCACTGAATCTGTGGATGTTATCCACAACCAGGGTCTTTATCAGAGTGATGAAAACTCTCTGAATCAGATTCCATGAAGAAGTTTCAGGGTAAGCAATTTGCCTAGAGGTACTTTAATATGGGAAGCATCACAAATCCGATTGTTCAAGCCATCACCACTGCGACAGGGAGACTCTCCAGCCTCGTCAACGCAGGTGCGGCTCTTATCAATTCAGGGCCAGCCGGTAGCATCAATGCAGCAGGCAATCCTGGTCAAGAGAACTGGTACATCCAAGCCAAGGGAGGAATCAATCGGCTTAATGTTCTCAACAGTCACAAAGTCAACGAATACTACACCAAATCCTTGGAACAAGGTCGCCTCCTGGAAAACAGCATTGGGGATTCCATGGTTTGGATTCAGGAGAAGAAGAAACAGCTTGATGCCAGGATACTTCATCTGATGCACATGACCACTCTCGGAACGGATGGTCAACTCCCTACTGCTGCTCGGAAACCAAAGTATATCGTCGACTGTATCAAGTTCATGAAGGAAGTTCAGAAAGTGATGGGAGAAATATCTGGTCTCGTCACTGCTCTAGAGAAGGATCTCACTACTTTGGTGATGATTGAGAAGAACGTCTTGGGAATGATCCAGGCTTGCCTCAATATGTTGTCGTCTCTGCTGGCAAACATCTGTAACTGGGGTCTTCCTAAACTCCCTTCGATTCCCTTCATCGTCGGAGACACAATATGGCGCTTCAATGGATTTGGAACTGCTTTGAACCAGTTGATGGCCAAACCCAACCTCTCCTTCAACTTCTCGTTCTCTCAGTGCAATATTACTCCTGCAAATTTGAACATTTTCAGCAACATTCCGACCAGCATTGCCACGGCCATTCCAAGCTCAGCTATTGGAGCCACTCCGGTCTATATTCCTCCTCTAGACGGTTTGGTTCTCCTGCCCACAGTTCCAGCTTCTGATCCGGTTTTGTCAACTGTCACGGATACTCCCATATTCAACTCAACATTCGATCCGTTCAATCAGATGCTGGGGAGCGTACCAGATCCTGTCACTATTGTCAGCAATTACTTGATGCCACCAGATATTTATCAGAAAAACATCGTGAGTATTGCCCCGGCTCTCAGATCCTTGGTTCTTCCAGTGGGAGTTGCTCCCACATTGGCAGACATGAACGCTTTGAAGATGGCTCTTAGGCTCAATGTCAATCTGGATTCTTTGGTAGACAGTAACTTTGATCCCTACCTGACATCAGCATGGCTCTATGAGCTCAATCTCAATCGACAGGTGATGACTCAAGGACGCGGCGGTCAGTGGATTGCCAACTACCAGGCTATCTACGATCAGTATATCCAGCCTTCAGTTGACATTCTGACAAGCACACCAATTCCTTGGAACAATTTGAACGCACTTGGAATCAACGATCTTCCCACGATTCCTTTGATTCCAATTTTGAAGGCTGATTCAACTCGTAACCTCGCTTGGAAATTGTCATATGTCGAGGCAGCCATCCTTGGCTATCCCAGGACTACCACGTTTGAACAGGGTCAGGATTCCACATACGTGTCTTCGTTCACCGGCTCAGACCTCGATTACAAGTCAACTCCAGTCGATATGACAGTGGTTTCTACCTACACTCTTGGTGTTGGGACAGCGGACTATCCAGTCGTAATCTCATATCCGACCAGCATGAACAACGCGCTGATGGATGTGGTGTCGACAGCTGCTACCAGCATCGCAAATAGTCCGTCATGGCAGTCTTCACATCCACAGTTCCGATACATCTATAACCAGTTCGC